ATCATTACCAAAAAAACAAGATGCAGGTGAAGTGGAACTTACTCAAGACTTTGGAAAAAATATAAGGGAAGAATTTCAAAAAAATAGAGGATTCTTTGAAAAGTTAGGTGACAAAGTAGGAAAAGCTTTGGGGAGGGATATGCATTTGAGTTATTTAGATTTTCCTAAAACAGATGCTCAAACTGAGTTTTCAAATAGGATGAATGACTTATTAGATTACTATAAGGAGTTAGATCCAACAGGAGAAGATCCTCAATATCAAGCTGTGTTAGATGAAAAAATAAATGAGCTTGTAAATAGTCCTATAGGTTTACAAAGCACAAAGGACATGGATCTGAATCTACAAAATGAAGATGCTTTAAGGCATGCTTATAGCACAGCTGAAGCATCTAAACTACTTAAGAATAAAGTGAGAAATACTAAGTTTGGTAATATGCTTGATGCTTTGGGGATAGATGATGTGGTTGGATTTTTAGGATCTAATGTTTTAGGTATAGGTCATGAGCTTCAAAGGTTTTCTAGAGATCAGAGACCCTTTTTAACAAAACTAAAAGAATCAGGGCAAGATATATATAATAATATTTTAGGTTCAATAGAAGCATTAGATGATAAAAGTAGTAAAGAGGTTTTTGAAAGTTTAAGAAAGATAGCAGAAGATGGTGGTTTTTATTCAGGACAAGTTGGTGATTCAGAATATGAAGAAGCACAAAAGAAATTTGGTGGTAAAATTAGAATATATGAGGATTATATAAATGGAATATATGACAATAGTCCAAATATAAAACATGTAGAAAAAGTTTATGATAAACTAAATAGGGTTTATAAAAACAGAGCAAATCAAATGAATATGAGTCCTCAGAATTTTATTATGACACATTTAGTTAAACGTTAAACATTAGATATTGTGCTTATTAATTTGTATATTATAGATATAGTATGAGTATTAGACAGTTACATAAAAAAAGTTTAGATCAAGCATATAGAGGAAGAGATTTTAGGTATCGTCCTCAGTACATGCCATTGAACTATGGTATGGAAGCTCAAGGAGTAAATATAGGTGATGTTTTTAATGTACTTAAAAGTGGCTACCAAAATTTATTTAGTGGTAAAGATAATGATGGTGATGGATTTAAAGATGGCAGTCTAAGACAAATATTTAAAAAAACTAAAGACTATAGACAAAATGTAGTTCCAGGAATGTATAATTACAAAGTATCTTGGGATAAAGACACAACACCAGCAGATTATAGTTATGACAAACAAGATTTATTTAAAGCATCTGGTTTTGGTAATAGATTACTAAATAGAAATCAGTTAATACCTGCTATGAATAATAAACTTGATTATACTAATATAGGTCCAGATGGTAAACTTTTAAATCCTGATGATCCTTACTACACAGAGTTTGTAAAAGAAAACCCTACTATGACTTTATATAATAGAGACTTTGATACAACTAAAAAGTTTTTACCACATATGACACTGGACCCTCAAAAGTTTAAATTTGATCCTCTTAAGTCATTTGGCTTACCACAAGTAAATATAGACTTGGATAAGATAGGTACTGATATAACGGATTTTGGTAAAGATGTAGGTAATGCATTAAATGAAGGTTTTAATTTTACATCACAAGAATTAGGTAAACTATATAATAAAATATTTAGAGAAGAAGGTGGTGAATTAGAAAAGTATCAAAGCAGAGGTGAGTTAAATACTGACAGAAACTATAATCAATTAAGACTTTTAGAAATTAGAGATATGCTTAAAGAGGATGGTTTAAGCAGTTTGAGTAATGAAGACAAAGCTGGTTTAATAAAAGAGCTTACAAATTACCAAAATCTTGAAAGTTCATTTATAGATGACGTTTATAGACGTAATGTTGCTGACATTGGTTATAATATTAATAGATATAATGTACCTAACCGTTTATCTAAATATGATATAGATGGAGATGGTGTTGATGGTAATGATGAAACTCCAGGTGCTGGATTAATCAATGAACCATTGTACAATTGGTTAACTGAACAAGGATCTGCTTGTAACACATATGCTTGTGCTATAATGAAAGAAGCAGGTGCTACATATCCAATAGATATGAAACCATTTGAGTTATATGGTAAAACATATAAGGGAGGTGACCCTATAGCAATTATACCTGGAAATTTAGCACAAGATACAAGATATAATTATGACACTGGTGCACAAGGTTTTACTAAAAAGAACATAGGTGATGAATATGATTTTAAAGCGGGTGACTATTTAAGAATAGGTTATGATGCTTATGGTGATGAAGTTGATAGACCAACTACAAACCACGCTGTTATGGTAGGAGATGGTTTTACTTTTTATAATCCTGGCTTAGTAAGTACAGGTTTAAAAACTGGTAGAGGATATTATATGGATCCTGAAAGATTTGATGATGGATCAATTGGTGGAGATTTAGCAGTAGAGTATACAGGTAATATACCATTTATAAATAGTTTGATTAAGCAATTAGGAGTAAACAATATGGGGCCAACAGAAGAAAAGAAAAAGGTTGAGCCAGTTTTACCTAAAGGACAATATGGCTTTGAGCAACTGATGCAGATGATGCCTCAGTTTCAAGGACAAGAAATACCTATTATGGGTACAGAAATGCAGGCTTATCAAGTTCCAAACTTTGACTATTTGTTTTCTGGAACAACAAACTTTGTAGAAGATAATCAGGCTGCACAAGATGCATTGTTACAACAAAAATTTCCTGGTTTAGGTCCTACACCAGCACAACAAAGTGGTATGCAAACTATTTATGCTGAGACACCAGCTATAGTAGGTTATGACACACCTAGTATGCCTGATATAAATAGTCCAACAGTAAAAAGAAATTTTGGTAAAGGCTTAAAAGGGTTAGCAAACAGAGGAATGACTGCATTACGCAGAATAGAAGAAAGTCCACTTTTTGAAGCATATGAAGATTTATCTGAATTTGCTGTTGCTGGAGCTGGTTTAGTAAATGATTTCTTTGATCAAAAAAAGGTTGCAGAAGCTAACAAAGAATTTAGAAAAACACAAATGGCTGATAATCAGTTTGGTGTTTCAGAAAGAACAGATAGAGGACTTTATGATACTAATACAGGACTATTAAGACCTGATATGACTACAACTACATTCTATGGTAAAGAAGGAGGAGAAATAGAAGTAGATGATAAAATGTTAACACAACTTATAGCAGCGGGTGCTGATATAGAAATAATTAAATAGCTATGGGAAAGAAAATAAAAATAAATAAACTACCTCCTGGCTTCAAAATACAAAACGGCAAGGTTGTTAAAGTTATGGCTGAAGGTGGAAATTTTGTCACAGGTGATCAAGTAGACTATGGTTTAGTTACTACTTATGATAATAATGGTAATGGTGACACAGACAGAAATGTAAGATACAGTCTAGGAGCTGTTCCAAGAGAATTTGCTAATATAGAAGCAGAAGGTGGTGAAACAGTTTTAACAGACCTTAATAATAATGGTACGTTTGGTCTATATGATATTAAAGGTAAGAGACACAGCCAAGGCGGTGTACCTATGTATTTACCAGATCAGTCTTTTATTTTTTCTGATACAAAAGCTTTAAAAATGAAACCTAATGAATTAGCAGAATTTGGTATTGAAAGTAAGAAACATATGACACCCGCAAAAGTTTCTAAAAATTTTCCATTAAATGAATTTATATCTGCAGCAGGAGACCCTGACTCAGATTTTATAACAGAAAAAAGTGCAGAACTTATGTTAGATAAAAATATGATGAGCTTGTCTAAATTAGCATTTGGTCAAGAAGTTAAAAAAGGTTTTGAGGAAGGAGTACCTTTAGCAGCTTTTCCTTACATACAATCTATGGGAGAAGATCCTATGAATTTTGCAGCTATGATAGATGCGCAGATAGCACAAAGAAAAGCTAGAGCAGAGTATGGTGGTGAAAAAGGTGAAGCTGTTTGGAAAGCTAGAAGAGATGCTGCAATAAAAGCATCTATGGCTAAAGGAAGAGATGGAGGAGAGCCAGACAATGCTGGGTTCCGTGCCTTACCTGATTTTGTACAAGAAAAAATTATGGATGGAATGCCTAAAGCTCAAGAAGGTAATGAAACCGGAACAAGTCCAGGACAACCAACTAGTAATACAGATATACCTACTCTACCTGAGTATGCACAAGAGTCACTTGCTAACTTAATTCAGATAGCTCAAAATTCAGGTATGAAACCAGAAGATTTACAAACTCTCGTACAACAAATGATGACTGCAGCTAATGATCCAAATGCTATTCAAGACGTAGTCAATACTGTAAATGAAACAGTTCAACAATTAGGAGAAGGTAGAATACCAGTAATAAGTGATATTATATCCAAGATTGACAAAAGTTTAAAAGATGCAGGAATAGAGGTTAGACCTAATATGGATGTAGGTGATCCTGGTATAGCTGATATGCAACCAAGTAACAGAGAAACAGGACTATATGGAGATGTAGGAATGGATAATCTACCACAGTGGTTTGAGAATAATAGAGAATTATTAACGCAAGGAATGGGATATGAGTCTTATGATGATCTTGTAGCTAAAGAAGGAGAAGATTGGTTTAAAAATAAAGATTTTGTAAGAGATTTCCAAAACAAAAAGAATGAGTCATTAACTGCTAGATATGATAATGACCCAGAGTTAAGAGCTAAACTAGATGAGTTAGGCATTTCTAAAGATCAATTTGTATCTGAATATGGTTTTGATGCAAGTACAGAAAAAGGGCCAAATGCAATTGATGGTTTATTTGGAGAGTATACTTTAAATAGAAAAGACTTTGTTAATTTACCAGGAGTGGAAGAAGAGGAGGAAGTAGTTGAAGAAGAAGTAGTTGAGACTCCTGTAGGTGAAGAATTTAAAACTGATATACCTGATTTCTGGAGACAGGACTTAGCTTTAATGGATGCAAATGCTAAAAGAGATTTTTTCCTAGGTTTACCAGACAGGCAGGCTGTAGAAAGACAAGAATTAAATCCAGCATTGATGGATCCTACAAGACAAATAGCAGCTATAAATGAACAAGCAGCTATTGGTGCTGACGCAGCAGGATTGTTTGGACCACAAACAGTTAGTGCTAATACTTCAAAAAATACTGGTAATGCATTTAAAAATATTGCAAATATTGTTTCTAAGTATGATGCAGCTAATGTAGGTATACTAAACAAAGCTGATGTGTATCAAGCACAATTAGATAATAGAAATGCTGCAGCAGAAAGAAAAAATTATGCAGAAATGATTGATGGTACAAATCTAGCACTAGACAATTATACTAAAGAAAAGAATTTACAAAGAGAACAATTTGCTGAGCTATATGGTAATGCATTAACTAATAGAGCTAATACATACAATTTAAATACTTTAATTCCTTACTATGATATAAATCCTAGAACAGGAGGTATGATTGAAAATGTAGATAGTAAGAAAATTTTAGAAGCTATGCAACCTCAAGATCCTTATGCTAACATAGAGAATTTAGCAAAAGCAGCTAAGATGGCAAAGGCATTTGGGTTATCTGATGAATTAGTTACAAATCTTTTAATGCCAAATATGCCACCAGCAAATCAAAATAGTAATAGTGCTTTTAATATGTTAAGAGCTAATAGCATGTTACCTCAATCATATGCTGGTAATAACGTAAATACATCACAAGGTAGACATGGTACAGAAACAAAACTTAAAAAGGCAGCTAAAATATTACCCTTTTTTATGGGCAGAATGCTACCTTAAACATTAAAAGTGTATTGCTAAAGTTTCATACACTTAAAAAATTTTATTAATTTAGATTATGGCAACATACGTTCAAGGATATAAAATGTACGACAGAGAGGCTAAGCCTTTTGTACCTGATTACAAGTTTCTTTCTAATGTATTAGAGACACGTCAATCTAGGTATGATCAAAATTACCAGGCGCTCAGTGAAGCTTATGGTAAAGTTGTATATGCTGATTTAAGTAGAGAAGACAATCAAAACAAAAGAGATCAATTTGCACAACAAATAGCACCTAAAATGCACCAGATATCTGGGTATGATTTATCTTTACGTCAAAATGTGGATATGGCAAAAGGTGTATTTTCACCATTCTATGAGGATGAAGCAATACTTAGAGATCTTACTAATACATCCAATTATAAATATGGTGTAAGATATGCTGATGCATTAAAAACTTCTTTAGATAAAGAACAAAGTGACATGTATTGGGATGAAGGACGTATGGATTTAGATATACAAATGCAAAGATTTTTAGAAGCATCTCCTGAAGAGGCTCTCAATATGACTATAGGTCAATATACTCCTAACCCAAACTTATATGAATACTCTTTAGCGTTATTAACAGAGCAAGGTTTTGAAGTAAAAACAGATCAATTAGATGAAAACGGTAGATGGATTATTACACAAAAAAATGGAGACTTAGTTACAGATGTAGCTTATTCTTATTTAAATAGAGCATTGATGGATGACCCTAGAGTTATTGAAGGTTATAAAGTAAAATCTAGAGTAGATGCATATAACTTTGCACAAGCTGGAGTTGATCAAGGTCAATTCCAAAGCATAGCTGAAGGAGAAGAGTTTTGGGCTAGAACAACTATACAAGAAATTACTACAGCACAAGCTTTACTTTTAAAAGATGATAAAGCTGAAGCAGAAAGAATTGGTAATCAGGCAGCAGGATGGGAGGAACATGTTTCTCAATACAACTATCCAGAAGGTCATTCTGCTATAAAAACAGCAGATAACTGGAAGGCAAGATATTTAGCAGCTGTACAAAATGTTGAACAAAAAAGAAATTTAGTTGATAATGGGTTAAAAGGCAGAAACTCTTCAACTAATCAAGATTTAATGTCTAGAGCGTTTATGATGTATATGGGTGCTAACATACAAGATGATTTAGCTGCTGCAGCAAAAACATTTAGTATGAAAGATTATGAAATGACTATAGAAGAAAGTCAGTATGGTCTTGAATTATTTAAAGATCAATTAGATTATGCAACTAGATCAAAACTACAACAAGAAAAAGCAGAGTTAGATTGGATGGCAAAACAAAATGAAATGATGCTTCAGTTTTCTTTAGACGGCAGACAAGTTAATAACAATGCTACTAGCGGATATGTTGTAACTCAACCTGGTGAATCTGCAGGAGAAACAAGTTTTGTTGACATTATGAAAATGGATGCTAAGTCTAGAGAAACATATGCTAACACAACTAAAACACAGATAACTGATTTTATTTTAAATCATCATCAGTTTAGTCAATCTTTGTTACAAAACGGTAATCCTAATACTATTACAATAGATATTGGAGGTACTCCTAAAGAATTTAAGAGTATGAGAGAGGCTAAAGAATTTTTGATGGATGATAAGAATGCATCAATTAGAGATACACTTTTTAAAAATGCACGTAAGGATTTAGAAATACCTAAGGAAGGTGAGGAAAATAGATATGGATGGATTACAGATCCTGATGATGCGGCAAGTCTTGCACGTTTAAGAAGAATACCTGCTACTATTGATAAACGTATAAATAATGCAGAACAAGTAACACAATTAAATGCACAAAATTTACATGACAATTTAAGAATATTACAAAGATTAGATGCTGCAGGAAATAATGAATTAATAGAAGCTTTAACAGAAGTAAATTTATCAGTATCAGATGATTTTAAATCTTTAAATAAAAGAAGAATAGAAATGCCATTTATCTACACTGATAAAGAAAATGGTAGAGTAAAAAGAGTTATGACTAAGGATGAGTTTATTGCTGACCATCTAAGTAGAATGGCTTATTATGATCCTAATTATAAAGTTCCATTTGAAATGAAAGAGAATGGATTAATTGGTGCTCAGGGTGAGGGAGCATCTATAAGTCCATTAAACAAAAAATTAGAACCTTATACTGATGAAGAGGAGTTAACTGAGGAATTGGGTAGTATCTATGATCAAATTATTTATGCTGCAAATGCAACAGCAAATGGTAAAGTAGATTCTGCTTATGGTCTTACAGGTAAAACTTCCCCATTTAAAAGAACCTCTGAAACAGAGTACTACTATAATATAGATCCTAATGATATGACAGGTGCATCAGGTATCCAACACCAAGGTTATACAAATAACTTTAATCCTGTACGTCCAGAAGGCTCACAAGCAGATGCAGATTTTAGATTAGCTCTTAACACAATAAATACTAATTTTAGTTTGTTAGGATACCAGTTTGGAGATATAAAAAATAAAGAAGATGTTGATTATTTAGAAAGGGATACAGAAACTTTTGATATGATAAGAGCACTAGCACAAAGTACTGACCGTTTCTTTAATGCTGATAGAAAAGAAAATGGTGATAGAATTATTACTGGTTTAGGACAAAGACCAGATTTTCAAATACAGTATAATCCAATATTAAGAGCACCTGATGACGATCAAGAAAATAGTCAATCTGGCTATGTAATAACACCATCTTTAGATTGGGTAAAAGATTATTATGAACAAAGAGGATTTAGTGGTGATGATCTCCAAGATAAAATGCAGACGTGGAATGATAATGGTGGTTCTATTACTATTATGGTAGATAAAGAACTGGATATGAATCCTAAGAGTTTGAAGAATGTTTTAGCAGGTGGACCATTATCTGTATATGATTTTGAGATGAATACAAGCGACAGTGGAAAATCTATTATAAATGATTTTACAGAATCAGCTGGTACACTTGAAATATACAAAAATCAAAATGGTATATATATGATGCAAGAAACTAATAGAAAGAAATTTGACACAAATACTGGAGAGTATATAAAATTACCAAATACATCTACAAGACCTCTAAGAGATCAGAACGAGCAGTTTATTACTGTAAATAATTTAGATGATGCTATTAGAAATCTCATTCAACAATTAGCAATGAAGTCACAGCAGAATTTGGAATTAAAAAAGAACTACCAAGCCAGTATAGCAAAATAGTCTTAAGATGGCAGAAGAAAATAAAATTAGACCTTCAGAGCAGATATTGCCAGGATCTTTTAGTGATACTGTAGCAAACAATCAACCTATACCTGAACTTTCAATAGCAGATCAGTTTACAATTCCATTAGAGGATATTCCTCTTGAAGGAGCAATGTCACAAAAAAATAAAGACATGTTCAATGCTGCTTTTAAAGCAAATCAATTTGTCATGCCTGAGCCACCAAAACTTAATACTAATGGTGAAGATTTAAAATTAGATAATGATGGTGCTCTTTCAGGAATAGTTGAATTAGGAGCAAACAGAAAAGAACAATGGAAAGATAATATAATACGTCCAACTTTTTTTAGTGTTGATGATACTAACTATGAAAGATACTATACTAATCCAAACTTTGCAGAATTAGGTTTTACTCCTTATGACCCTAATATAGAAAACCTTTATAATAAAAATACATCTTGGTGGCAAGATATAGTTAGAGCAACACCTTATGTGTGGGATGCGGGTGGTGCTGCATTTTTTAGTAATTATAGAACAATAGGAGATATATTTGAAGGAGAAACATTTGAGCCAGATATGATAGGCGGTCTAGCAATGGCAGACTCACAAAGAATAGCAGGATCTACTAAAGGTGGTGTTGGTGGTTTTTTAACTAATTTATATTTAAATAGTGGATATACTTTAGGCATTATTGCTAACATAGCAGTAGAAGAACTAGCTATACTTGGAGGTAGTGCTGCTTTAGCATCTACCGGTGTTGGTATTCCTTCAGCAGTTGGAGCGGCTACAGTTGGTACAGGTAGACAAATATATAGATTTGGAAGAGCCGCATGGAATTGGACTAGTGCATCTAGATATGCAACACTTACTTCTGATATGATTAAATCTTTTAATAGTGTTGATCGTGCTAGAAAGTTTTGGACTGGTGTAAGAACTGGAGAAAATGTTGTAGGTAAGTTTTTTGCACCAAATACAATGAGAGCATTAAGAAATCTTAACACTAGTAAATCTGCATTACAACAAACAGGTAGATTAGCAAATGGTGCTAGACTTTTTGGAGGTTTCTATAGGGATATGAGAGCTGTTAATTTAGCTTTATCAGAATCTAAAATGGAATCAGCACTAGTAGTTAATGAACAAATAGGTAGAAACCTTGGTGCATTACAAGGTGCTACAGGAGAGTATACTGATGAAGATTTTAGAAAAGCACAAGAAAATGCTGCTGACGCAGGGTTTTCTACTTTAATGTGGAACTGGCCTCTAATATATGTTACAAATAATATGATATTACGTACAGCATTTAGAGGATTTAATACTACTAAACTAGGTAAGATACTTAATGATACAGGTGGATTACATAAAAATATAAAACAAACAAGACCTTTAAAAGATGCCGCTACTGGCGGATTAGCAAAAAATATTTTTGAAGATGTAAGCTCTAAAGGTTGGAAAAATACATTAGGTATACCTTCAGCTAAGAAAATAGCAACATGGACCGCTGGAGGGACAACACTTGCTGGTGCTCATGGAGCAGTCAGATATTTTGCATATAATATAGCAGAAGGTGGTCAAGAGCTTTACCAAGAAGCTGTTGCTGTAGGAGCAAAAGATTATTATTCTCAAATTTTAGAAGATCCTCAGGCAGGTGATTGGAATACTTTATGGGCATCTATGCATGAAGGTGCTTCTTCACAAATGACAGGACAGGGGTTTGAAACATTTATGTCAGGATTTTTAATGGGAGGCCTTGTTAGAGGACCACAAAAAATATTATTTGAAACACTGCCTTCACTTATACAACAAAAAGCAAGACCTGCAGAATATGCAGATTATCAAAAAACTAGAGATGATTATGTCAATAAACTAGTGAAAGTTTATAATGACAAGTGGAATGAATTTGTAGATATTGGAGATTTTCAATTTAATCCTCACAAAAAAGCACAGGCTGTTATGAGACAAGCAGCTGATGGAATGAATGCAGCTGAGCTTAAACAAGATCCTCTTGGATTTTATGATGAGAAAGATTTTATAAAGTTTAGCCAAGCATATAGATTATTTGAGACAGGTGGATCACCTTTCTTTGCAAGTGCAATAGGAGACATAGGTAATAATCTTACTGATGAAGAATTGATACAAGCATTTCCTATGCATGAAAAGGATATAAAAAGCGGTAAGTATAGAGATAGACTTAAAGAGACTGTACAAGAAATAAATGATATGCAAGAAAGATTTACTTTGCATAATGATAAATTTAAAAATAAATATGATCCAAATAAATTTAAACCAGGTACAGTAGCTCACACTAGAGAAACAGCTAGATGGGCTGGCTATGAACAAGCTAGATATTTGTATTTGTTTGCTGAAGAATCTTTTAAAAGAGCACTAGAAAGAACAAATAAAATATATGAAGGTTTAGCTACAGAACCTGTATTTCAAGATAATAGCAAAATAGCAGCTAATGATATACAAGTATTAGCTGAAGGCAGATCTATTCAAGAAGAAATGATTTTGCTAGCTCAAGAAGTTGAAATGCTAAAAGAAACTAAAGGTGATAATAGAAAAGAAATTGCTTTCAAGAAAAAGAAAATGAAAGCTTTAGATAATTACTTTGCTGTTCTTACTGCTAAAGAAAATCAAACTAAAGATGGTAAAAGATTTAGTAGAACTCCAGCTAATATAAAGAAACTTAGAAAGGTATTTTTAGAATATGTAGATGTACTTGCTGAAGAAAAAGGTACTTACACAAATGTAAACAATATAGATGCTTCATTACGTAATTTAATTGATTTAAGTGTTTTAAAAGACAGATCTAGAGCGTATGAAAGAGCCGTAAGGTTTTTAGCTGACCCATCTGAGTTAGATAGATTATCAGATAATATGCAAAATCAATTCTTGTTTATCTTTAATAATCAAATTAAGTATTATAAAAATAGTGTAAAAAATAAAATAGCAAAACAAGAAAGAGCTGTATTATTAAGAGCTTTTGCAAATTTAGGTGTATTACCAATTCCAGAAGAAGCAGAAGCATTTATTTTATCTGGAGATGTTTCAGTCTTAAAAACTTTTCAAGGCAAAGAAGGAGTAATTACAGAAGAATCAAATCCAGAACTATATCAAGCAATACAAGAAAAGATTGAAAATTATAGAAAACTATATAATAAAAATGTAGAAAAGCCTGCTGAAAAAAAGGAAGATACACAAGAGCAACAACCTGATCCAGATTTTGAAAGTGCTAGACTTGACCAACAAGAAGACTTTGATAAAGCAAGTAGAGATGGACAGCCTTTACCTGCAATAAATACTGATATTATATCTGAGGAAGAAGCTATAGTTCTTAATAGGCTTTATGATAAATATGCACAAGGTTCTAAAGATGAAGTACTAAGTGAAGATGAGTGGTTAGAATTAAACAAAACAAAAAGACAATATAATGCAATCAAAAAATTATTTGATAGATATAAAGCAGATATAAAAAATATTGATGATGTAAATAAAACTCCAACATTTAACCAATGGTTTACTAAAAATAGAGGAGAAAATTCTATAAAGAGTATACTTGCTTTAGGTGGGGCTAGTTCATTACAACCATCAGACTTTTTACCTAAAGAACAGAAGATAGAACCTAAGCAATTGCCAAGTAATCAGAAACGTATAAAAGCTGGTTTTAATAAAGATATAAACTTAGTAAGAATCAAAACTACTGATCAAGAGGGTAATGAAGTAGCTATATATGAGTTACAAGATAATCAAGGGTCTATTCTTTCTGATGGTATTTTACAAAGAGCAGGTGTAGAAAATACTAGTTATGTTTCTATAAGAGAAGGTGAAAATGCTTTTAACAAAGTAATTAAAACTATAGATAGTGATGTAGCATTTAATTTTGATGGTATTGAATTAAAATACGGTGATAGAATTGTAGATGATAAAGGACAACAGTATATGGTTCTTGGTACTCCTAAAAATATACAGGATGGTAATAGTTTACTTGTTAAAGTTTTAGGTACTAATAAAGAACAAGCTTTACCAGAAGTAGGATTCTCTACAAATTATAAATTAGATACAAGAACATTTAAACAAAGACTCAGCCCAGAAAAAACTACATTAACTAGAATAAAATCTGAGGAACTTACACACGTTTATCCTGACAGAGATAATACAAACTCAATAAGAGATGTTATAAAAGATCCAAATTTTGATATAAATAAGTTAACATTTAAAATTAATCTTAATCCTCCTAGAGTAGAAAGTGATTTCCAAATAGGTAATGAGTTAAAAGCTAACCCTTATATAAAGAAGAGAGGTGACAAGTACACTGTAGAAATGGTATATGATAATAAAACTATTGGATATGTTTCTAATGATCAGTATAGAATAGAGTTTGATAATAAACCACTTGATTTAAATAAACCATTATCATCTTTGCAATTTGTTTTTGATATTAATGACAAAGCTAAAATAGAAAATCAATACTTAAGTGATAAAGCTTTTGTACACACTTTAGATAACTTATATACTGCAGGAAAAAGCACAGTTACTTTACAAGAGCTACAGAATGAAGGTATCAACTTTAGTATTAATGATGATAGAATTGTATATGACTCTCCACCTAAAAGTTTAGATCAGTACTCATATAATACATATGATGGCTCAAGGTTAATTATTACTGTAAGAAGAGAAAAAACAACTAAAAAATTAATTGTAGAACACGTTAGTGATTTACAAGCTGATAACATTGCTGAGTCACAAGTTTTATTTGAAAAAGCATTACAAGATTTAGATGACAATACTAACTTCAATATACAAAAGCCTGGGTATTATGCTATAATTAATAAACCGAATGGAAAAGTAGGTGTATTATCTTTAGATATAAAATCTGATAAGGCAACGTTAGATGAAGTATTTAGTAAAATAAAAGATAAGTCTAAAGATTTACTATCTAACAATGTAGAAAAAGGTAAAGCAAAAGATAAAGCAGCAGCCGAAGAGTTTAATAAAGATCTTAGTAATGATATTTTTGTATCATCTAAACCTGGTTCATACACTAAACTATTCTTAAATGCTATAGGAGATTTAGTACTTGAAGCTAGAGTTGATGGTAACAAACAATCTGTTAAGGTAAGCGCACAGGAATTAGATGAAGGAAAAGATATGAATGAGCTTATCAAGAGAATGAATGAAAAGTCATCATTTAAATTTTCTACAAACAATTTTAAAAGCAATATATCTAAAGAAGCTGAGATAGATGAGATAGTTGCTAAGACGCAATCTACAACTGACTTTGTTGCTCCTCCAGTAAATAGACAAATGAGATATTATGTTCAGTCAGATGTGCTAGAAACAGAAAGATCTGCAGAAGTAGCTCAACCTAAAAGTACTGAAGTTGATTTAAAAGCAGTAGAAAAATTTGATGTAGAGTCTGCAGAATCACTTGCACCAGCAGATTTACGTGTTCAAGAATTAAAAGAGGCTAAACTTAATGTAGAAAAAATTAAGAAAGAAGTATGGGCTAGTGCTAAAGCAGAAGGTATAAGTAGAATGAAAGCTTTAAAAGATAGCAAAGAATATCAAGAAGCTGTTAAGAAAGTAGAAGACATACAAAAAAGCTTTGACACTGATGCATATAAAATATTACAAGATTTACCTTCTGTTGAGACAGAAAAAGTTGACTCATTTATTAGATGGGCGCAAGAAAACTTACCAGAGTTTATAGGCATAAAGAACATAAATGAACTAGGTGAAAGACTAAAAAATAATGGTACTACAGTAGGGGCATTTGTTATGGCTCTAAATGGGTTATCTAATGGTATGGATATCAAAGGTACTATATATGTAGGTTCTGCAGGATTTAGATATCATGAAGCTTTTCATGCAGTGTTTAGATTGTTACTTACAAAAGAAGAACAAAAACAATATTATGATATTGCAAAGAAAGAACTAAAAGCTAAGCTTAGAAAAGAAGGTAAAGACTTTGAACAAGAATTACAAAAGTTTAAAAATACTTCTGCATTATATATGTCATTCTCTAGGGTTAGATTGCTTGAAGAATTTTATGAAGAGTACATGGCAGATGAATTTGAGAAATTTAAGAAAAATCCTAGAAGCTCAACTGCTGGTGGATTTATTAAATCTTTCTTTACAAGATTAATTAATTGGATTAAAACTGTCTTAGGTACATTTACTAAGAATGAGTTACAAACTTTATTTGAAAATATTGACGCAGGTAAATATAAAAATGCAACTAATTTAGCAAGCAACATGTTTACTGATGAAATGGTTTTACATGATGCAAGCGTTGGTATATCTACAACAGCACACAAAATATTACCAACAAAAGAAAAAGTTGATGAGGCAGGACGTGTAACTTATGAATACTTAGATGCTAATGATGCTAGCTTTGTTATTGATAGTATGATGTCTAGGACGTTAGCTCTTAATGATATGGATAGTGAGATGAGTTTATTAGAAATAGAAGCTCAAGTATATGATGAGTATGTTGACTTATATGATCCTGACAATACTAAATATGATCAACTAGATGCAGTACAACGTCAAAAGGTAATAGACATATCAAATGCCTTAGCCTTTGTAGAAAATGGTATACCATCTGTATCACTAGGTGTTAGAGAAAGGATTGATACATTAAATCTTAAAATAGATAAGCAAGCAGAAATAGATGAAGTGTTTGAATATGATTTAGGTCTTAGATCAACAGATGTATTTGACAAAGATCAATCTACAATAGGTGGAGCTACAGCACTACCTATGAAAGTAAGAGCATATATGGCAACTACTTTACTAGAAGAAACAGATGTGTTTGGTAATAAATTTTTAATTGATCCAATATATGATGAGCAAGGTAAAATTATAAATGAAGGTGTACGTCTTATTGTACCAGTAGATGTTGACACAGTATATAATGGTGTTCTAAAAGCTGTTCAAAATAAAGAGACAGCTTATGATATACTAAGTAGCTTATATGCATATAGAAACAATGGACCACATACTAAAGCATTTGTAGATAGGTTATTTAATGATATGGGTATTGATGGAGAGGTATTAATAGAATCAGGATCTTTACCACCATACGTTCACAATTCTGCATTTGCTATGCAAGTTATAAAGTCATTCCAAAATGCAAGAATTAATTATCTATTTGTACAAACTGTACAAGGTAGAACTATATTTTATTCTGCTGCAACTAGAGATGCTTCTAAATCCCAATTAGATCAATGGCAATTGGCTTATGATAACAGAAGATCTAAAATGAAAGCTGACAAACAATTTAATTCTAAAGTTCAAGTAATATTAAAAAAGACTTTGGGTAGATTGCAGGCAACAAGAACAAAATTAGACAACGTAAGATTTGATAATGAAGCAAGACAGCTAGCTACTGAGATAAATGAAACTCTTGGTATACAACTATCTCCAGAATATTTAAAGGTAAGTATGCTAGCAGCTAAACCAGATAATATTGTAAATAAAACAAAAATACAACAAAAGCTTTTAGATGATTTTGGTAAGATAAGAACGTTAACTGTTGAAGATGTTTCTGCTATAAAAGATATTATTTTAGCAGATGGTAATTTATACTCTAAAGAGTCAGGTGCAGAAAGCAGACTGAGAGGTATAGCAATAGGCAATGCACAATTAGATGAAAATGTTGGTGCTAGTACACATACAAATGCAAATGGTGATATGGTAGTATCACACCAGATGCCTACGTTCCATACAAAGATGTTAAGAAAAATGAACGAGGTTGATTTTCTAGAAGAGTTAGAAGCAAGATTTCCTGATAACCCATTAATCAAAAGTGAAGCATTTAGACAAATGTCAATTGAAGGAAGACATGAGGTTTTAAGATTATCAGGATTTAGAAAAGGTGGTAAAGTTAGATTTGATGAAGAGCTTAATGAAGTTATTAGTGATGGTACTAAACAAGCTGAAGTTACAAGAACATACGGAGATCAAAGTCCAAAAGAATTTTTAGAAAACTTAATATCATTATACACATATTATTATAACACAAACAAACAAGAAAATAAAACATATAGTGGTCAAGCAATATCACCTGTACTTATAAGAGTTATGGAAGCAAGTGATACTGGAGATATGGCAGCATTACCTATAAGTAAAACTGTAGAGCTTGAAAAAGGAAAACTTAAAATTTCTCAAGATACATTAGATGTATTTTATAAACAAATACAAAATGAGTATGACAGAATTGTAAGAGAATCAAATGAAGATACAAAGACGCAAGACATAATTGAAGATTATAATGATACCCCTAATGGAAGAGCATACAAACTTTTTAATACTAGAGCTATATTACCTGATGAAGTAGTAGAATTATTAGAAGGTTTTGCAAAACAAGGAAAACCATTTGCAGAAGCAGCAGCATTAAGCACTGGTAAAACAAATATTTTTAATGTGTTAAGAACTAAATTAGGAAATGAGTTTAATACTTTCTTTACTGAGCTTAGAGAAATGGCTCCTAATAAAGATATAACAAAGATAGTTCCTGATATAATTGTAAACGGATCACAAAATGAAATAGCAGATCAACAATTAAATTTACTTTACAATAATGTAAATCATAATCTAGCTCAGATATACTTCAATGATAAAATAAATACTTTTGCTATTAACGAATTATTATTAGGTGATGAATCATTAACATTAAAAGATGCTGTAGACCAGGCTAAAAGAGCTAAAGGTCAAAATGGAGCAATACGTTCTGTTGAGATACCTTTCACAGATCCTATGTTAGGTATAACACATAAACTTAAAAACTTAGATCTCTATGCATTTAAGGATCCTACATTTGAGAAAAGAGCAGGTGGTGCACAAGACCAAACAGATGCACAAGTTTATTATACAGAAAAAGGATTTAGATACTTTCAATTTGGTATAGGTAATTTAACTCAGGCATATGCTGATGTTCTTGATTTTGTTAAGGATGGAAAAAAAGTTCCAGCAAGGTATGTTGACATGTATGCTGCAAAAGCTAATGCTATGAACTCTAAGAAGTTTGTGTATTTTGATGGTCAAACTTATATGAAGATGTCAATAGTTCCTCTTACAAAAGAGTTTACATCAATTAAAGATGAGAATGGTCAGTACACTATAGCAAAAGCTAATAAGGTTGAGCTACATAATTTAAGAGTGAAAATGGAGGAATATGAACAAGCTAATGAAAGTGTAGTTGTTAGTGGTGGTACAACTGCATTAAAGATGCTTAAGAAAAATATTCATACCGCAGACAAAGCATTTGGTTTTAATTCCATTGACAGAGAAGATGTAAGTAAACTTGAAGCTAGGTTTATGGGACTACAACAAGTAACTCCTTCTAACAAATCTGAAGCAACAGTTGGTACACAGATGAGAGTATTGATTACAGCTGAACAAGATTTAAAAGAAGAAGTAATTGTTGATGGTAAAAAACAACCAATGAGAGATGTAGTTGATCAGTACAATAAAAACATTACTGATAAACTGCAAGGTCTATTTAATAAATATGAAACTTTATTATATCCTAAAGGAATTGAAGGCCCGGCTGATTTATATACTTATTTAAAAAGTGCACAAAGAAATTTAAAAGCAGGAAAATATTCTAGTAATATAATAGATATGTTTTCTGTAGATGATAACGGAGCAATGAAGTACGGCACCCATGCACCTTTTGTAATAAGAGATGCAGAGAGAGCATTATTATCAATGTTTAATAAAACAGTAGATGAAAAAGTTCCTGGTACATCAGCTACCCTTATGTCTGACTATGGTATAAAAATATATAGAAAAGTATATTCTCTAGATAGTAATGGTGTTCCGTTAGAGCAAGAAGTAATAAGAGAAAATATAATAATCAATGACATCAAAGGACCATATACAATAACTCTAGATATATCTGAAGATCAAAATATAGATGTATTAAGAAGAGACATTGAAGCTTCTAATGGTAAAGGAGTTATAGTGTTAGATAGATTAAGATCTGATATGGTAGACAAAGATGGATTAAAGTATTCTGAGTTTGTGATGCCAGCTATGTCAGCGAGTGTAGCAAGACTTATAGAAAATACCAATATACCAATACCTGAATTTTTATCTAAAGTTTATGGTGTGCGTATACCATCACAAGATAAACACTCTGCATTAAACTTAAGACTTGTTGATTTTATGCCAAGTTATATGGGATCTACAGGAGTTTTTGCAAGAGAAATACTAGAAAGATCAGGTGCGGATTTTGATATAGACAAGATATATCTACATATGAAAGAGTTATATGAGAAAGATGGTAAATTTTATGAGTATGGTAAACAAGGCTTTGATGATTATATACAATATGTAGGTGACGCTATCAATTCAGGTAAACCTAATGCTTTCAAAGATGCTTTTGAAAAATTTATGTTGGGTAGCAAAAAGAGTGATAAGATCAAACAAAAAGATGCAATTACAGGTGCACTAACTCAATTAAATTTACCTACTACAAGAGAAGAATTTGACAAGTATGAAGGGCCTAGTTTATACCCTGGTGCAAATAACAACAAAGACTTAGAGTTTAAGTATGCTATGTTAGGTAATAAAAAAATAACAGAATCATTTACTCCAGGAAGAACTCCTATTATTGCAGAAGAAGCTGGCTTAGATAGATTAAAAAGTGTTAGAGCATACATGGAAGAGGTTGTTCCTGAGTGGGCACAAAAAACTGCAGATACTACTTTAGATGTAAACTCTTTATTAGGTAAGTTTTATTCTTATAAAAATAATAAAGAAGGAGCTGGTAATATTGGTTTAGCTGTAAAACCAAATTTAGCATATTCATTGCTAAGAGAGTATGATATAAAATTAAATGGGCTTGCAAAGTTTATAATAAATAAAAAGACTGCAACAAAATTTGAAACTATGGTTGATAATAAGCAGGGTGGAAAAGATAGAATAGCTTCAGTTTTTGATGAGCTTGTATCTGCAAATGTTGATAATGCAAAAGAAAGACTTGTTTCTAAATTAGGTTTGAATAGAAATAATCTACCCATTGCTGGAGCAGCTTTAGCTGTAGGAATACCTATTGATGATGTTGTTTTATTTATAAACTCACCTATATTTGAAGAGGTTACTTATCAAGATAAAAGAGATCCTTATTTATTTGATCAAAGCGGAATACCTAGAATTACAACAACAGAAATATTAAAGACATATAGTCCTGAATTTAATACTCTTCCTAAAAAGCAACAAGCTAAGATAAAAAGAAATATGATTGATATTAGACAAAGGCTAGGAGCTATATCTGCACAAGCAAGAAACTTAGGAGTTCTTATGAATTATATGAGAGGATTTGGTAAAGACTTTAGTGCATCTTTATATCAGGACAGACAAATAGCACAGTTATTTGGTGGTACTAAAAAAGCGGCTAAAGCATCATTTATAATTAATGCTGCAAAGGATAGTTTTATTGTGTCTAACTTAAAGCTTGCCGAAAGGTTTTCTGAAATAGCAGAAAAAATATTACCAAGATTTAATTCAGAATTTAAAAAACATTTTCTACAACGTATTTTACCTCAGATGTCTCCATTTGTAGTAGAGAATAAAGGTGATTATGTAGATCAAGTAGCTTTAGATTATTTAGCATATAGATTAATATCATTATATAAAGATAATCTTAATAATAGCCCAAGTAAATTAGCAGGTACTTTAAGTAATTCTATGATTTATGGTAATAGTAATACAGAAAGTGTTATTGATGTAGTAGAAAGGTTGAGAAAAACTGATCCAGAAAAAAGTAATTATTTTTTAAATAACTTTGTACAAACAGTAAGTTATGATAATGAACAAAACAATGATGGTCTAAATAAAGCTGTGACAAATACATTTGCTAGATTAACTGATAATCAAAAAATAAAAGTACAAAATGGGTTTGCTATGTTATATGGTAATTCTTCAACAAGAACAGACGCAGTTAAGTTATTACATTATATAATAGTGAAAGATGGATTACAATTTAACACAGCTTCTTTATTGCAAGCACTAAGTCCTTATATTATAGAAACATTCTTAGATAAAACAACAAATATTTTTACTGATGGTGTTTCAGCATTTGATGCTGCAGATTTTGCTAGGAATTATTTTAAAAGTGCTAGTGCACAAAAATATTTACAGCAAGAGTTTGATAGTTTAGCTAAACCTTTTGGCAAGAAATCAATAAGAGATGGTGTAGAGTACAGACTAGTGCCTAAAGAAAAAGTTTTAGTAGAAACCAGTGAAGCTCTTATACCTGATGAGATAAGATTATACATAAGAATTAATAACCAATTATTTGAGTACGATAATATGGATTATGATGGTGTTGCAGATGAAGTACCATATAAATTAATACCTATAGAAGGAAGTATAGCACAGAATCCAATAGGGTTTATGTTTAATGATGCTAACTTTAGTAGACCAGCATATAAAGATATTGCTAAATATAACAAAGCAACAGATCAAATTAGTTTAGAAGAATTCCAAGAAATGCAAGGGATTACTAAAGCATTTGAAACAGGATCAAATGTTACAGCTAATGAAAACGGATATACAATAGAAGATGCAGTGGGTGTATCAGAAAAAGCTATTGAAGGATATACTATTCCAGAAGATAATACAGAAAACTTTGAACAAGCAGATTTAGAAGAGCAAAAGCCTATGGCTAAGTCTAGAGTTAAAGAGTTATTAAAAGCAAGTCAAGAGGTTAAAGACAATAAAAAACTTGAAAACTTCTGGGATAATGAAATAAATAATTATTCAGAAAGAAAAGAAAAAACAGGATATAATTCTTATCTTGATTTAGAAAATGCATACAAAGAAGTTGCAGATGATATATCAGTGGAAGAATTTATTGAGAACAGTGTAAGATGTAAATTTTAATTATGGCATGTTTTAATAAAAATACAGCAGAATATAAAGCTTTACAAGAAGAGTTTAAGAAAGACAGTATTGTTGATGCTAAGATAATGGCATGGCAAAGAGTTAATAACAGTGATGTTATACCATCTATAGATCAAGTACAGCAAGGACAGAGAGATAAACAAGTAATGTACTCTACAACAAAAAGAAATTTTTCAGCAGCTCTTATTGGTAATCTAAACAGATTAAAATTAGTTACTAAAAAATATAAAGGTTCTCATTATGTAAATACAACAAATGGTGAACAATTTTTTGCTAGTCAAGAAATACTAAAAGATAATATAAGAAAAATATATAAGTATCTTGCTGTTAATAACATACCATCAGATGCTATTAATATTAATAGAACAGCTAAGTCAGCAATAATTACTGTTAATGAAGATATGTTTTCAGTGGCTGATGTAATACCAGCTAAAAGACCAGAGAATACAACAAGAACTTTAAGTGTTGTTGAACATCTAGAAAGACTGTTTCCACAAGTTACAGTTAATATTGCAACTGTATCTGAAGCAAAAGAATATTATGATAGTTTACCTAAAGATGAAAAAGCAAAAATAAAATTTGCTGACATGAATTCTTATTACCAAAATGGTAAAGCTGTACTAATACAAGGTAGGGTAACAGATGAAACTGCAATAGAAGAACTTTTACATCCTTTTGTAGATGCAGCTAAAACAGAAAATCCAGAGTTGTTTGATAATTTATTAAAAGAATCTAAGCTTAATTTTCCTGTATTAAAGCAAGAGATAGATGATGCTTATAGTAATAAGAATGGATTTAAACAAGTACACAGAGATCTTGAACTTGTTACACAAGCTATGACAAGACATTTTCAAAAAGAATATGAAGACAAACCTACTAAATCATTTCTTGATAGAATAGTAGATTTTCTAAGATGGTTTGGTAATCTTATTAATGATTTACATAAGTATGTAACAGAAAAGCAAAAACCTGTGTTTCAGCTTAGTCAAGCAAATCCAAACTTAAAATTATCTGAGATAGCACAAATACTTAATACAACTGATATAAGTTTTAAGTTTAACTATAAAGTAGATAATGTAGTTAGATATTCTTTATCTAATAAAAAACAAAAGATTGTAAATAGGGTAAAGGATGTAATGAGTGCAAACCCATTACAGAAAAAAATTATTGACAAGTTGTTTCATATAGCTGATAAACAAGCAGATGAAATAGACTCACTGTCAGCAAACCCAGAGGATATTACTTATGGTAATAGTATAGTAATACTAAATAAAGAGCAAGGCAAGCATGAATATGTAGATATATCAACAGGAGAGATATACACATCTGCAACAACAGCAATTAATGGTGTAATGCAAAATAGAGAAGAAGTAGCAGAAAGCTTAGCTGTTGGTAATGACTTTGACTCAGTAGTAGAAGCAGTTATAACAGGAGTGCCTGTAGATGAATTATTTGAAGAATTACAAACTGTACCAGAAAGCAAGCTTAAAAATGATAAAGCTAGATTAGAAAGTATATATGATGATATACATCAAAAAACTATGCTTGCATATATGGATGGTACTGTGTTTATCCCACAAGTAGTGGTATATGATAGAGCTAGTAAGATAGCTGGTACAGCAGATATAGTAGGTATTACAACAAAAGGAGAGATAAGAATTATAGATCTCAAGACAAGTAGAACTGCTTATATTAGTAAAAACAAAGAACAATATAAAAGAGAGTGGGATCTAGCAGATGATAGTAAGCTAAAACAAGCTGGTGTTAATAGGATGTCTACATTAGCTAAACATGGATTACAAGTAAACATGTACAGAAGAATGTTTGAGAATATGGGATACAAAGTAGAGCAAGGTCCTTATTCTGCACAAACTTTCCATATTCATGTAGACATGGAAGGTAAAGGTAAAAATACAAAATGGAAAGGCACGTATAGATTTGATGGTTTAATGCAGCATCCTCCTTTACCAAACAATTCAAATTTAGATAAACTTATACCAAAGAACCCTGATATAATAGCAAAAGAAAAAATTGAATTTGAAACTAAAAATTCTGATACATATAATCCTTTTAATACACCTGATGAATCTTTACCAGATGATGAGTTTGCAAGTCCAATTCAAGAAGACACAAGATATAAAGGTATTAAATCTGCTGTAGAAAATTATCAAAAACATTTAGTAGACAGGGCCAAAGCATTAGAACAATACAAAAAACAATTGTTTGTAGATAAAACTAATCCAGAAGCATTAGATTATATTAACAACACTTTAGCTACAATACTAGTATCACTTGACCCATTAAGAACAGACCAGGCTGTAGTACAAAGCAAAGTGTTTGTTGATTTAATTAGAATGGCTATAAAAGAAATGGATACTTTTATTGCTTATGTTAATGATCCTAAAAATTTACAAGATAAAAACTTTATAACATACATAAACAATTTTGATAATTTTGCAAAGTCTTATGAAGCATTAAATGATTTAGGTGCTGATTTATTAAATAAAAATGAATTAAGATTAATAAATCAACTACAAACAAAATTAAAAAAAGTAAGAGGTACAAATTATTTACCAGGACTAATAGATACAGCATTAGAAGATTGGGCAGTACAAACTATACAAAAAGAAAATAATCTAGAATATACAGAGGCTGAGCTAAGACAACTAATTAAAAAGGCTGAGGATACAAATTTCTTAAATCTTAATACAAGAGATATGGCTACTTCACCTGATACAATACTTGCAGTTATAGATAAGCTTTATAAAAGATCAAAACTAAGAGCTCAAATAATACAAAGAGAAGAAGTTCAAACTATAAGAACTCTTGGTAATAGACTTACTAGACTTGCAGGGACAAATGATCCTACAATAGTCTTCAAAAACCTGCATGAAGATCCTATTAATAAACCTGGAAAACTTGTAGAAAAATTTGGTAAACAATATAATGACAAAGCAGAAGAGTTACGTGATGGATTATTTCATGCAAATGGAGATTGGAAAAGATATATTCAAACAGAAGATATTAATACACCATTAACAAAAGAAGAAATACAGTATAATATAGAACTTTGGAATGCAAAACAAGCTAATGCTGCATTTATGAGAGCTGAAACAAAAGATGAAAATAATAATGCTGTAGACGGAGAGTTTCATAGATATACAGATGAATTTAAAAAAATAAGAGATAAGTATCAAATATTTATACCTGTAGGAAATCATGGGTTCTGGAGAATGAGAAGTGGTATAAGTCAAGAACAAACAGAACAGTATTATTTAAAATATTATGATACTAGGGAAGTTGAAACAATGATAATGCTTGAAGGAAAACCTACAGGCAAAACAAGATTTCAAACACTTAGATTTCCTAAGAAAAAGTTTGTTGAGAAAAGAGAGGTCTCATCCAATGGTGTTAACATGCTTAGTGATAAATATGTAAAACTAATGAATCCAACAACTGAATTAGGCAGAGCAGAAAAAGATTTTTATGAAGCATACATGGAGCTCAGTGATAAGATGATGAAAAAATTACCATTAGATGTAAGAGATAGGATGCTTGGGTTTGCACCACTTGTAAAAGGTAAGATGGTAAAGGATGCAAAAAGCAAAGGCATGTTTGGTCTTGTAAGAGATATAACTAAATACTTTGGAGATGAAGTTAAGGATGTTTTAACAGAAACCACATCATTCAGACGTGTACAAACAGATGAATATGGTAACATGATTGACTCAATACCAATAATGTTTGTAGGTAGACCAAGAACACAAAAAGCTGTTCAAGAAATAAATGATAAACTAGAAGAGCTTGAAGCACGAAGAGCAGCACGTAAAGTAACAGGAGAAGTATATCAAAAACAAAAAGCTTTTCTTGAATCAGAAAAAAGAGCAGTATTAGGCAAACCTGAAGCATCAGAAATAAGTATGGATCTTGCTGACAGTATTATTAAATTTAGCAGTATGGCTACGATTTATGAACAGATGACTGATATTGAAGATACGCTACTTGGTTTAAAGAAAATTGTTGACAGAAGACAATATGTAGATACTAAAAAAGGTATTGTTAGATATGCAAGAGATTTAAAAGATACAATTGTAGGTAAGAAAGGTAGTAAATCACAAGAAGAAGCTAATACAAAAAAGAGATTATCAGCTTGGTTCAGTATGGTGTTTTATAATAGTGATGAAATGACTAGAAGTATAGCTGACAAACTTACAAGTTCATTAATAGGTATTTCTTCCTTAACATATGTAGCATTTAACGCTATTGGTAACTTAAACAACTTAGCAATAGCATCTGTAAATAATGCAATAGAAGGTATGGGACAAAGATTTTTTAGTCTTGAATCTTATAAAAGAGCAAATAAAGCATTTTATGCAGATGGTGGAGGTGTAACAGTAGCTTTATTTAGTAGGTTAGCACATCAAACATCTAGTAAGAATGGAAGATATGATCCTGATTTAGCAATGAATAAATGGGAAGCTATGGCTCAGCATATGTATATGATGGATGCTTATGCTGACATACGTGAAGCAACGCAAGGTCAAGGTGCTATGACAGAAGGTTTCTTAACTATACCAGGAGCTATAGAAGGAATCAAAAGATTTGGTTATTCATTACAGGATGCAGCAGAATATAAAGTACAAACTACTGTTGGTATGGCAATACTAATGGATACGTTGATGGAAAATAGCAAAACAGGAGAGCAGTTAAGTTTTTATGATGCTCATGATTATGATGCTAAAACTCAGACAGTAAAATTAAAAGAGGGCTTTGATACTATTATAACTAAAACTGTTAATAAAAAAGAGATAAAGAAATTATATGATATAAATGAAAGAGCTGATTTAAGAAATAATATTAGAGAAGTAAACAAGCAGATACATGGTAACTATGCTAGAGAAGACAGGGTTTTACTGCAAAGACATAATATTGGTCAGTTATTATTCCAGTTTAAAAAATGGTTAGCTCCTGCTATTAGAGCAAGATTCCAAGGTGAATACTATGATCAAAACTTAGGTTGGATGGAAGGAAGATACATATCTACTTACAAGTTTTTAGGATATCTAGCAGGGCAATTAAAAAACCTAAACTTCAAAGCTATGAATTTTAAATCCTACAGAGATGAGGTGTTTGGTAAAAAGTCTGGCTCAACAGAACAAGAGAATGAAAGAATACAAAACAAAATTTTTGGTATTAAAAGAACAGCTGCTGATCTAGCAATGATTATAGCAACTTGGGGTATATATCAATTACTACTTACTGGATTTGAAGATGAAGATGATGATATGGATCCAACTTTAAGGAAACTAAGAAACTTAGCTATATACCAAGCAAATAGAACATACAAAGAACTTTCTATGTTTATGCCTATCCTTCCGGGTGCATATACACAAATGTCACAGTTTACTAGTGATCCTATAGCATCTACAAGAAACCTAGGGCAAATAGGAGAAATGTTAAGTACAGGTTTATATACGGGATATAGATTTGGGTATGCTGCAATTGATGGTTTAGATGGTGTAACAGAAAGAGAATACAGAGAACTGATGAAAGACTCTGATTTATTCTATCAATATAAGCCTAGAAAAGGTAAACTTAAGCTCTGGAAAGAAACCGCAGATGTTATACCAGGTATATATACTATACAAAAGTTTAATGGATTCCTAAGAAGACAAGACTTCTATATAGACTAGTCATCTTTGAACATATTATACATTATATACCAACCTATAAGAAATATAACTATAGCCTGTATATAATCTATTAAAATATTATTTATTATCTCTAGCGTTAGCAATCTCAAGTTCTTTAACTGTAGCTCTAAGCTCTTCTACTTCTTTCTGTAAGTATTCAATTCTTAGATCTTGCTTAGCATCATCAGGTAGTGCACCCATTTCTCCACGTGGCCACTTAACTCTAAACTCATGATTGAGTTCAACATCATCTTGCATTCTAATAACATCAAGTTGTAGCTGAGAAATTTCTGCGGTTAGACTAAACCATACACCAGCAATAGATATAATACCTAGTACCATACCAATAAGAGCTTTTATATCTAGTTGTACTTTAGATTCTTCTGTTAGTGTATTTTTTTCTTTTTCATCCATATGTTAATTGTTCTTCTTTGGATTATTTACTGCTGGGTTTGGTGGAGGAGTGACAACAGCTGGGCTAGAAACATTAGGACCTGATCCATTATTGGAAGGTATATTTGGTATGCTTATGTTGTTGTTAGGTCTATATACAGGTTTAGGTATATTATAGTAATGTGGGTGATAGTATGGATTATTCCATCTGTTATAATATCCAGAAGGTACATGATACCAATCATATCCCACTACATTATATATTACATTTGGTTTAATATCTTTAATAGGTATTTTTAACGTATCACCTTCTTTTGACAAAGCAAGTACATGAGTTATTTCAGGACCTTTACTTTGATAGTAATAGGGTGAACAACTACACATACCTAATAACATAATACATATCATTATAGTTAGTGTTATTACTCTACCTTTGTCTCTTTGTGAATCTGTCATTTATTTAGTTAATTAAGTAACCATAAGGAGTAGCTTCTATATCTGTTCCTATAGGCATATTTTCTAGTTTAAACTCTGCTAGTTGTACTTGCTCAATGTAAGGATTGTAAAACTCACCGCTTCCTTCTAAATTTATTTTGCCATCAACTACTAGTTGTACATCAACATAAGCCCAGTTAACATAATCATTTTCTCCAATGATTTCTAATCCGGCTAGTTTATCATCTGTGCCTTCATGATCATACATACCAGTATCTAATAAATCATCATCCATATCACCTTCTAAATCATAAGTGAATAATGCAAAATGTTGTCTATCTAATCTAGGAGGGCCATCATCTATTTGTAGATAAAGCACAAAAATCTTTCTTCTAAAGCCATCAACATCTTTGACAGCTCCAAATGTATTGACAACAGAATATCTTTCATAGGGATCAAATGCAATCCCATCTAATGATATTTCAAAAACTACGTCTGACTCAGAAGTGACCTCTTCCTTTTCACATCCTAATATTAGAAGTAAACCAAATAATAATAATAATTTTTTCATTGTATTAAATTTAAAACTGAGAAGCTGTTTTTGCTTCTTCTATTGCTTCATTCAACTCTGCTAGAGTTACAGGACATTCTAAATCTAGTCCCGCTTTCCAAACAACTTCTTTAAATCCATCTTTAAAAAGAATAATTGTTGGAGCCATACGTACCTTATATTTCTTTTTGGCTTCTGGTGCTTTGCTAATATCTACTCTGACATAAGGTATATCTACAGAATTCCAATCAGAGAAAGCATTTGTATCATTAAACTTTGCCCAAAATTCTACTACAATAAGTGGCTCATCATCTGCATATGCACTTTTACCACTTATTATTTCACTTATGTTTGAGTCATCTGCCCAGTCTTGAGACAATGCCATTGTAGGCAGTAGTATCATTACTAGTAATATAAATTTTTTTAACATGATTATCTTTTTTGCTGCAACTCATATAAACGCTCATCCATCTTCTCTAACGTTTCTTTTATTTCTTCCACATCATCCTGAGTATCAATTATTGTTTGTCTTATAAGTTCATCTTTCAGATCATACTCAACTCTATCTATCACAGGAGCTGGTAGTTCTTTTGCTAAAGCTATATCAGCCTGTAAAGCAAACCACATACCAACCATTGCAGCTATACCTACGGCTATTGTGCCTAGTGTTTTTAAGTCTAATGTTACTTTAGTATCTTCACCTATCTGTTTTGCCATGTTTTCTATGTTTATTTAAATGAATAATTAAGTCCTACACTGCCTTGGAATAACTCACTATCCCATAGCTTTGCATATTCACCTTCAAAAAATACTCCTAGTTGCTTACTAAGTTTCCAACCAAAGTTCACACCAGCAGAGTAATCATCCCATTGTTCATGTTCTGAATCTTCTACTAATCCACCTTTACCCCAGTTGTTTCTATTTAAATAACTGTAGTCTTCATCACCTTTTACATATTTGTGATAAGGTAGTATGTAGTTACCATATGCATGTAACCAAAAATTATTTTGATAATGATAGAAATCAAATCCTACAATAGGTGCTACTTCACCAAATGCATCTATTAGATCCCATTGTTCATTATTATATCTGTTTATTAAATCTCTAAATACTGTATTACGGAAGTCTATATCAGAGTAAGCTACAATTCTATCTTGTGGATCTTTCCATATCCAGTCATATCTTTCTTCACCTGTGTTTACATCTATATACTGAGTAAAGTGATCTGTATATCCATACTCATATCCTAAGCTATACCAAGGGTTTGCAGGATATTCTATAACTTCTCCTGTTTGTGGATTAGTCCATTCTGCAGTTTCATTTAACCATATTTCAATTGGGTTATATCCATAAGCACGCTCATGAGTACGGTAGATAGCACCAGCTGATATACTAAACTTCTTACCAATAGGAAGTCTAGCTCTAACTTCTGCAGATTTATAATCAAGATTTATTTTTCCAACTTGTCTTGACTCAGCTTTTATAATATGATACTTACCTGTCCACTTGACAAAGAATCTGTGATTGTCAAATACTTCTCCTCTGCTTCTTTCTTTACCTACATCAAACTGGTATTCTAATCCTGCTAATGCTGAGCTAGGTGCAGTAAATGCTAGTTGTTGTTCTGTACCATCATACCATTCTCTTGGTTTTCTTTCATATTGAAAACGTGCAAGTTTTCTAATACCAAAACTATATCTGTAATCAAACTCAAAGTATTCAGTTACATCTATAACACGTGGTATAGCATAGAGATCACCGTCTGCAGGTCTCTCTACAAAGTAGTCTTTTCTTTCTGATTCATACGGGCTACGGAGATCACCAGCAGCATAAACTGTCCCGTATTTTATGAAGTCTTTATATAATGCTTTAAAAAATCTACCTTTTTCTTTTGAATCTTCCTGAGAAAAGATAGGTAGAGTAAATAGTAATGTTAATATAAGTAGTATTGTCTTTTTCATATTAATTATTTTTTTCTGTTCTTTTTCTTGTCAAACAAATTAATAGTGAGAGAGATTGAAATACTACCTAAAGCAGTTGCAAGTAAATCTTTACCATCAAATCTATTTCCTGGTTGTGTAGCATCTAATGTTTCTTTTGCAACACCTGCAAGTAAGCCTGCACCAATACCACATAATAAGGCTTTATTAGGATCCTTAAGTTTTTTCTTAGCAAATACATATGTAAGTCCACTTATAGTAGAACCAGCAATAAAATGTTTTTGCTTATCTTTTTGGATTTGACCTTGAAGAATATGAGATACCATCATAAATAATAAAAATATACAAGTTTTCAATCTTTTGAGCTAAAATAGGTTTAACTATAGATTGGTTTATTTATGTTGGTTTATAATATAATATACAAAAAGACGTTTAAATTAGCAAAATTTATCCCTCACAACTTGCACATTCTAGTATATTTCTGGAGAATGCTTGAGCAGAGCTTTGACTAAACTGATAATACAAAGTCTTAACCCCTAGTTCCCAAGCACTTAGATATAATTGATTTATATCTTTTGCAGGAACACTTGGATGTATCATTAAATTAAGTGACTGAGATTGATCTATATACTTCTGTCTTTGAGATGCTTGTATAATTATTTCTTTTGGTGAGATCTCTATGAATGATTTAAACACAGCTTTACTTGGAAAATCTAGGTGCTGAACTGACCCATCTTTCTTTAGTATGCTTTCCCAAGTATCATCATTATCTAAATCATATTTTTTTAACTCTTCTTTTAAGAAAGGGTTTTTATAAATGGTTTTAGTTTTAGCTAAATCTTTAATAAAGTAATTAGATTTTATTGGCTCAATACCCATAGATACTGCACCATGTATAAAACTACTTGATTTTGTGGGAGCTATAGCCATTAATGTAGTGTTTGCATATCCTTCTCTAATACACTCATAACCTTTTTCATTAGCTAAATACTTAGATGCATTTTGTGCTGTTTCATTTAAATATTTAAATATCTGAGAGTTTAAACTTTTAGCTTCCATTGACTCAAACTCAACAAGTTTAGATTGTAATAAACTATGGTATCCTAGCACACCTAAACCTATAGCCCTGTGTTTCTTAGCAAATGTATAAGCTCTTTTAAGGCCAGCTTTTACTTCAGCTTTTTTAATAAACTCATCCATAACAGCATTTAAAAAGAATACATATGTTTCTACTGCATCTGTTTTAATAATATCATCCCAGTGTAATAAATTTATAGATCCTAAACAGCACACAAATGAATTGTAACTATCTGTTGGAAGTTGTATTTCTGAACATAAATTAGATGCGGTTATATCTAAACCTAGATCTTTATAAGGAGAATTGTTATTGCTGTTATCTTTAAACATTATATAAGGAAAACCAAATTCATTTCTTCTTTGTATTACTTTGGCCCACAGCTGACGTTTTTCATTATCACCTTCTTTCATTTCATTTAACCATTGGTCAGTTACTGTAATACCATATTGTAAGTTTTGTATTGGATTTCCCTCAGTTCCAATATCTAAAAAGTCTGCGGCATCAGGATGTTCAAGTGGTAAATATACAGCACAAGCACCTCTTCTTGCCTCAGATTGTTTACATACATCTACAACAGTATCATAGATTTTAGCATAGTGAACAGGACCATCAGCTAGACCTCCAGTTGATATAGTAGATCCTCTTGGTCTAATGTTACCTAAGTAAGCGCTTGTACCACCACCATATTTAGACATCATTCCTATTTCTCTACCTGCATTTAGTATACTATCTAAGTTATCATCTATATTAGATCCATAGCAACTTATAGGTAATCCTTTTTGTTTACCAAAGTTTATCCATACTGGTGTAGAAAGACTATAGTAACCTAATGACATATAATGCTCAAACTTTTGTGCAAAGCCTGGCATTTGTAAATACTTTTCTGCTGTATTTGCTATATCTTTAATCCTTTGTTCTGGTTCTTCTGATATATATCCTCTTGATAAAAACTTACGGCTATCTTCATTAAGCCAATAATACTTACTAAACTCCATTAAAATAAATCATTTACTGTTATACTTTTACTCTTTTTATTATAATCAATTTGTTTCTTGTAAAAGAAGTCTCCTTCTTTTGTAGATTTCATTTCTACCTCAAACCACTTGGTTTCTTTTAACATATCTTTATCTATGTCAAACATAGGTGACATTTTAATTTTCTTAAGTGAGTTATTAAATCTATTTTTGATAAAGTTTTTTATAACATCTTTTGGTAAAAAAGTTAATTCACCTGATTCAAAAATCCAGTCAAGTATATCACACTCAGCAATATAAGCTTTATTGCATGCAGAGTAAATTAAATTATCAAAGTCTTCATCAAACCATTCTGGATTTTCTTTTTTTATAATATTAATAATTTCAGCACCAAAGTTACCATGTATATCTTCTTCTTTACTTGTAGCCTCAACTACATTAGAAATACCTTTTAGTATACTTCTCTCTTTATTAAAAGACATCATTATTAAAAACTGACTAAATAAACTTACGTGTTCTATAAATAAAGAAAACAATAATACAGACTTAGTATACATCTTATCATCTCTACTTCTTGAACCATCTAAATATTTCTTTAAGTATTTTATTCTTCCTTTGATAGCAGGTATCTCTACTACATTTTTAAATTCATTTTCTAAACCTAGTATTCTTAATAGTCTTGCATATGCATCTTTATGTCTAACCTCAGACTCTGCAAATGTAAAACCTACATCTCCTATCTCTGTGATAGGCATACGCTTATACAAGTCACCCCAAAAAGTTTTTACATTAACTTCTATCTGTGCAATAGCAAGCATAGTTTTTTTAATTACATCACGTTCTTGATCTGTAATATTTACTTTAAAGTCTTGTATGTCTTCAGTGAAGTTAAATTCTGTGTCTATCCAATATGAATGACGGATAGCATCTTTATAAGCAAGTAATTGAGGATACTCATAAGGGAGTATATTTGTTCTAGGTTGAAAAATGTTTTTATTCATAGTAAAAGTTTTAAAAGGTTGAAGACAAAAAGAAGCATGTGATTAGATACCACACGCTTCTGGAGTTATTCACTATAATAATTTATAAAAATAAATTATGGTCTACAAATAATTTTTAACTTTTCCAATCAACGTATGTAATTTGCAATGTAGCAAACAAGAAACCAAGCTCTAAACCATATAAAGGTCTGAACTCATTGTCTTCACATTTAATTGTACAGTTGATTGTTTTAATTCCTAATAATGATTCATTAGGTAATACATTAAAGGATACTCCGATCCCTGTTTCATTTTTAGATATTGTATTCATAAATTGTTGATTTTTTGTATATTAATAATAGGACAGTGTCCGTAAACAAATATAATGTTAATTGTATTAACGACATAATTTTTGTATATTAATTATATAACCAATAACAAATTAATTATGTTTAAGAAAATTTTAAGTGGCATTTGGAACTTCTCTTTAAGAAAAGGGTGGAACTGGGTATGGTCAAAAACAGATATTGACGAGAAAGCAGTAGAGACCGCTAAGGAGATACAGAGAAGATTTAAGTTAACTGCACAAGAACTTGCAGATGTAGCAGATGCTATTAAAGAAGTTGGCAACCAGGTAGGTGATCTTGATGACGCTGTATCAGGTGGCAAGCGCAGAGGTAGACCAAAAAAGAATGGCTAGAATTATTTTAAGACCATACGTCAAACCCTCTAGAAAAAGAAGACCGGGTGTTCATTCTAAGACTAAACAGTCTAATCAGAAAGGAAGCAAACTATATTTTAAAAGGTATAGAGGTCAAGGTAGATAAGTTTAACTATTTAATATTTAATATTATGGGATTTAAAAAGAAAATAGAAAAGGCTAAGTCACTAATGAGTTTAGGACTTATGGGTATGAGAAAAGGTGGTGATGTGTTAGACTATTATGGTGGTGGCTCAACATCAAGTTCAATTATAGACCCAGAACTTTCTATGAAATATGGTGGTTCTGTCAAAAAGAAAAAGAAAAAGAAAAAGATGAAGAAATACCAGATAGGAGGTAGCAGACAAGCTAGTACTTATTCTGGAAAATAATATACTATGAATATTTTAACTGATATACTTAGTTTAATCAAGCAGGACAAATTCGCTCCTTCAGCAGCAGATAATGATGTTATAGCAATTGGTGTTCATGAAGAACCAGACATGTTAGGTATAGCATCCCCAATTCCTTATAAATCTGTTAAAGTAATCAAACTCAAGGACTTACAAATACCTGCACAGATTTGTACTTATGTAAATGTTCCTACAAGTGTAGTATCCAACACGGTTGGAATATACAAGGAAACAGTTACTACAACAAATCCGTCAACTTGCACTGTCAAGTTGCGTAAACTAAAGTCCCTATCAGTTAACCTAACACTCCAGGAAAATAATGACTATATAGATATAACATCTACTGGAGAACCAAATGCCGCTGTAAATTTATCCACTAGTACTGGATTAGGTTTATTTGCTAGCAAGAATGGAGAGACATTGCAATTTAAATCTATAAAAGCTACAAGTACAGGAGGAGTATTTACTGCTAATACTGAGCTTATAGATTTTCAATATGCAACACAAGTAAGATTAACGTCACCAAATGGTAAAGTATGGAGACTTAAAGTTAGTAACACTGGTGCACTTAGCACAGAGGAAATAACATAAAATTTAAACTAATGCCAGTAAAGAAAAAGAAAAAGAGTACAGTAAACGCATCTGGTAATTATACAAAGCCAACTATGCGTAAAAGATTGTTTAACCAAATCAAAGCCGGAAGCAAAGGTGGTAGACCAGGACAGTGGTCAGCACGAAAAGCACAACTTTTAGCTAAGAAGTATAAAGCTGCCGGTGGAGGTTACAGAGGAAAAAAGAAATAATGTCTAAACCTAAGAAAAAATTTAAAGACACTAAAGTTGGACAGTTCTTGTCACAAAAAGTACCTAGTATATTAGGAGTTGTGGGAGATGTTTTGCCTGACGCAGGTGTATTTGGTGTAGTAAAAGGATTAATTTCAAATGATCCGGCTTTACCACCAGAAGATAAAGAAAAAGCAATGAAGCTTTTAGAACTTGATATGATAGAAATGCAAGAAGTAAGTAAACGTTGGGAATCAGATATGAAGTCTGACTCTTGGCTCAGTAAGAATACTAGACCTATGAGTTTAATATTTCTGACATTATCTATGGTTTTATTAATTTTATTAGATAGTTTTGAATGGAGTTTTAATGTATCACCTGGTTGGGTAGATCTATTGCAGACTCTTTTAGTTACTGTCTATGTAGCATATTTTGGTTCTAGAGGAGCTGAAAAGTTTCAAACAATTAAAAAAGGATAATATGTTAAAGGATAAAGAACTAAGAGGATATATAGGTGCTGCCACAGTATTTTTACTTGTGATGGGATTACTATTATTTTTAGCATTCTTTGAAATACCAGATACTAACAATGATATATTCAAAGTTATTGTAGGTATGCTTGTTGGCTCACTATCAGTTGTTATCTATACATTTATAGGTAAGAACCCAGAAGAGGTAGAAGCACTAAAAGCAAAGAATGAAGCCTTAGAAGATAAAGTATCTGCTATGGTTACAGAAAAAGATAAATTAGAAGCACTACTAAGAGATCTCCAAACAGAGGTAATTGATAAGTTATCTATAACAGGGGAGAAGTTTGAATTTAAAAAAACTAAGTAAAATGAAAGGAAGACCATGCGTATGTGGAAATACACAAAGCTCTGACGGCAATTGTGATGGGTCACATTTAATAAAAAGGTAATGCAAATATCTAAAGAAGTATACAAATATCTAAAGACTAAAGCTGAAGCAGATAAATCTAAAGCTCTTCTAAGTCTAGAGTTATTAGGTAATAATGCAGTTGGTATTGGGGATCACTCTACTGGTGATTTTTATAAGAATGTAGATGAAGCATTTGAAGGACTGTGTGATGCACTTGATAGATTAGATGTATTAGATAAAAATTTTGATGTTGAATGGGACTAACAGCAAGACAAAAAAGCTTAAAAAGATGGACTAAACAAAAATGGAGAACTCCATCTGGCAAGAAAAGTTCTGAGACAGGCGAAGTATATGCACCATCAAGAACTATTTCAAAACTTAAGTCTACTAAAAAAGGTAGATCTAAGTTAGCAGCTGCTAATAAAAAGAAAAGAGCTGCAACTAAAAAAGGTAAACAACATGCAAGGCATGGGTTACATAAAAATAAAAAAAGATAGATATGGCACTAAAGAAAAAATCTAAAGCAAGAGCAGCAAAGCCAATGGCTAGATCAGTTTATAAAAAAGGTGGCTCAGTTGGATCTGTCAAAAGTGTAAAGGCACCAGCAGGATTTCATTGGATGAAGTCTGGTAATAGTTTTAAGTTAATGAAACATAGTGGTAAATTTGTACCACACAAAGGTGCATCTTTAGTTGCTAAATTTAAAATACAAAAGAAACACAGTAAATAATGGCAAAGAAAAAGGATCCTAAATTAACTAGAGCTGGTGTTTCAGGATACAATAAACCAAAAAGAACACCTAACCACAAGACAAAGTCACACGTTGTTGTGGCAAAGGTAGGTGACAAAACAAAGTTAATAAGGTTTGGACAGCAAGGCGTAAGAGGAGCTGGTAAAAACCCAAAGAGTAAAAAGGATAAAGCAAGAAAGAAATCTTATTATGCTAGACATAATGCACAAGACTCTAAACCATCAAAGCTTTCTGCAAGATATTGGTCACATAAAGTAAAATGGTAATACAAAGAGTAGTTAAATTTACGGAATAACCACTACTCTTGAGAAGAGGGCCTTTTGGGCCCTTTTTCTATTTAACAGTTATTTATGCAAGAACTATCCCAACCATCCTTTTCTGCATAACATGAGTTCATATATGTTGTACCATCTGGTGTACATACCGGTTCATATATCTCTATACATGTAGTACCTTTTGTGTACTCACCTTTAATACAATCCCCATCTTTTTGACAGGATAATAATAAAAACATAATTAATAATTTTCTCATTTTAAAATATATATCTAATTGTTTCTAGTGGAAAATATTTCTTGTATATCTCTTTAAACTCCATCAATAATCTACCTTTGTGTCTAATTGGATATCTCATAACACCACTATGATTTTTAATCTCATTAGATCTTCTCATAAGTTCTTGTGCTTCTGGTGAAGCCTTAGCCATTTGATTTTTATGATTAGTTAATGCAATTACCTCACATTTATTTACGCCAGCTATTTCTTTTACAACAGCAAATAACGTTCTATATTCTTCTTTCCATCCCGGATAGAATACGAGTGGACTATAATTACAGTGCACCTCCCATCCCAAATCTTTTAGACGATTGATATCTACAATACGACTAGCTATTTTTTGCATCTTAGGTTCAAGTATGTCTGAATACTTCTGAGGCATCAAGCTTACCCTTACTCTTGGTTTCTTATTAAAGTGTCTCACATCTAGTTTCAATAGTGACGGATACTTTGTTGCCATTGTAGTGTTGAGTTGTGGATGGTCATCATATCTCTTTAGGTAGTCATGCAATGATTCAGGCATATGCCTCTGCATCAATACTAAGTCTGAGTTACATGCAATATCTACCATAGTATATATAGGGTCTTGTTGGTCTGGTGTTTTGTAGTATGATTTTTCCCAACGTACAACAGAATCAAATATCTGTTCTATGTTTTGGTTTACATACACTCTACGTCCATTATAACGAGACATATAACAATAAGTGTCTACACAGCCACCCATGCAACCATAGATTACATTAGGGGCTATGCAGTTTGCACTATTGTTATTGGGTTTTGTTGTAAGAGTTTTTGTTACTTGTTTTACTATCATTGTCTAATATATAAGCACCCTCAGTTCCTGCATCACCAGGTTGGATTTTATATTCACCAAACTGGGGATCATAACCTTTCTTTTTTTTATTTGCCTCAAGCTCTTTTTGTAAATTAGCAAGAGCTCTCCAGGCTACTTTTGCTGAGTGAAGTTGACCATCTGTGTCAACACTTCCAGCATCAATAAGGTGACGAGCTAGTGCATCAAGTTCATCTGTGCTTTTAGCTCTGTCCCAATGTAAAGGTTTATCAGGATGATGTTGTTGGTTGCCAGCTAATGAAACTTTAGCAACTTCCATTATAGCATCAGGAAAATACTTTAGTACACCAGTAAATACTGGCCTATCTTTTCTTTGTTTAGCATCCATAAGTTAAGGTTAAAAATTAAAAAAAAGTATAAGGGGAGTTTTGCTTATTTTAATCAATTATGAAAAATCCAACAAGTTGGTTTACTCCCCTATATACTTAATCATGCCAAGCATCACTGAATGTTATCTTAAGACAAGCATACAGCAATACTACGGCTATGACTATCTTTGTCATCATCTTTGAGTAGGTTGTACTCTAAGAAGATTCTCTACTCTGTTTTGAACCATATCTAGTTCTACAGTATTTGGTTCTTCTAACCAGTCTGTAGTATCAAGTTCTAATTCTTGACCTTTATCATATGGGTTAAACTTTGTAGTTGTAACTACTTCTGTTTGTGTAGTAGTTGGAGACTTGACATGTTGTGTTATAAAGTTATGAAATGCTCTCATATCTTTTAACCATGTACGCGGGTGTGTGATTCTTAATGCATTAGACACATAATTATAAAATGTCCATGCAGAAGAAACTGTCTCACCAGCTTTAATACTATCTTTAATCATACTCATCTGAGTATTATCTAAGATGTCCAGGTCACAATATAATGTCCCAAGAAGCTTTCCTTGCTCTGTTTTACTAACCATTGTAGTATTTAAAAAGTCTCTGTCATCAATAATAGTTCTGAATGTAACTTCAGCATTCTTAATCTGACTGCTAATTTGCGCTTGGATTTCTGCATCTGCAGATCCAGTGTGCTTTCTAGCAAAGCTTAGCTCACCTGTACACATATTAATACCTGTAGTTAGTACATATGCACCAATAGAACACTGAAATCTAGTAGATTTATCATAAGAGTTTGTCCAAGCAAACATCATTCCTAACTCACTTTCTTCCATAACCTTACGGTCTTTGTTGATGAGTGGAACAATATGATATATTCCTTGTGCTACTTGAGCGTTCATGTTACATCTGTATGTTTCATTTGTAACACGGAAGCCACTATCATTAAGCATTCTAAGTGTTTGGTCTATTACCCTAGCGTGGGGTATGACTGTATAAGTGTTACCATGATTTGGTAACGGTTGTGACTCTAGATAAGCTCTAGTAGTCACTGATGGTTTTCTGTATCCCATAATTAATAAACTTTAAAAGTGTAAATATAAGTAAATCATTTTGATATAGCAAGTTTTTCTTCCTCAATCCACTGCACAAATCCGTCTTCTTCAGCCAGTTTTGTTGCTGCTTTTTGATTAGGTGCCCAAACTCCCATCCATTTTTTGTATAATGTAGGATTTGGTGCACTCCACATTTTATCATGTGGAATGTACCAAACATTAAAGAACTTTTGTCCTTTGTATTTACTTTTCATAATTAAAATAATTCTAACTGATTAGTAGAAACTTTCAATATATTATTTATTTCTTGTTCTATTGCAGATAAATAGTATACTTTATCTATATTATAATTTTCCCATTGTGGTTCTACCTTCATCTTATTGTATAAAGTTTGTAACCACTTACCGGATTCTAATTGTATCTCTCTCTGATCATTTTTATTTACTTTAATAATCTTAACACCGGTTTTGGATATATAATATCTATTTATCTTTTGTAGTTTTTCTTCATGAAACTTACCTTCTTTTACTGTTCTTGATACTTGTTGCCAATCACCTTTAGATTTACCACCTATGCAGTAATCTAAAATGTTTTTGTTTTGACTTAAGTATTCTTCAGGTAAAATATCATGTACAAAATAATAATATATTGCTTTTGGTATAATTAATTTAGACTTATTCTTATGCAACATTAAGTTATGGAAGTCAAATCTACCCTTGAGTTTTGTTGGAGCGTAATAGAACTTATCCTTATCTACTTTATATAGATAATGAGGGTTCTTTTGCTTCAAACTTCTGAATTTCTCAAGAGGTACTTGAATATAGTTGTTCAATCCTATGTAATTATTTACATCACCAAGTACCAGCTTTTGATATTCATCATGCTCAAGCTGTAGATTTGTTATATCCTCCCATTGTTTGCATATCTCTAGATATCTATCTTTATCTTTTCTAGGTATTCTAATTTCTATACCATCTGTGTTTTGTAGTAATGATACTGCCTCAGGTATTTCTTCCATAATCATTTCATAGAGCATCATCAGTGTTAGCTGACCGTTTACTGTAATCTTCATACAGAGCTCTGGATCATAAAAGAAACTGTTTATATCATTACTCAAACCAAATGTACTGTTTAGTATAATCTTATAAACATAATTCATAGGATTACTTTTAGGTATCTTCTTTCTTTCTCTAAAGAACCACTCATACTGATCACAGAACTCATCCGCGGGGAAGTGTCCTGGTGACCATCTATTCTTGATTACTAAATTAGGATAGAATGAAGTTACATCTGATGACATTATTATATGTTCATCATCAGATACATATACACCCGGTTCTCTTGCACCATGTGCACCACCTAAACCAAAGTGTGTAGTCACACTTTTATAATTAACATTGTACTTAAATCCTCCTCTTAAATTAGATGGGTCTAACTCAACATGTTTAAATCTATCAAGCAGAACATTAAATTCTGCAGACTTAAATTCAACATATGGTAGAATTATATCTTTGAACTTAATAGTTTCCCTATAAGTTCTCATCTTCTTTAATTCTGATTTTGGTATGTTAAGTAATCTAGATAAGTAATAACCAAATAGTTCTTTACTTATTCTTGGTTCAGATGCACTAAATAGATTAATACCATATTCTTTAGTTAATGTTTTACGTAGGCTAATTAAAGATTTACTTCTGTTAAATATTTCTTTAGTTGACTCAACATCATTAACACAATACTCTATGATTGTATCTATTTGTTCCTGAGACATAATTTCTGTCTCATGAGACAATGGCATATCAAGAATGTTTTGCCAATCCATACTGTACTGTATCCATTTTAGTCCAGAACGTTTAGCTGGATTATCCCAATGGTGCATTTTAAATATGTCTATTTGTCCAATAACCATTTTCCATAATGGATACTCAGAGAACTGTTTATTGTTAGCAGCAGTAATTGTTTTCTGTGCATATCTATATACAGCTCTAGCAGCATCTTCTGGTTTACCAAAAACAAAATCTTGATGATTGTCTAGTATATAATGAGTGACCTGTGCATCAAAGGCAAGTCCATTAAAGGATATATGCCACTCTCTTTTATTTATATTGTTTTTCAAAAAGTCTATGAAACTTTCTCTGTCATCTTGTAATTCATGTACTACAAACACTTTTGTCTCTTCAGACTTATAATGTTTAAATACAGCTACAAAACAATTAGATAGTGTCTCATAGTCCATTACCCAATGGTTCATGTTATATGTTAGTTAAAAAAAGGGATGCTCTCACATCCCTTTCAATGAATAAAAAACAAAGATTAATTCTACACCTCTGTAATGATCTTAGATACTTTTGTATCCTTGACCTCTACATCTGTGTATTGTTTGTAATCAAACGTGTCAGCATTAATAGCAAAAATATTAATGAAACTTTCAATATCAGATTTTTCACTAATGTAATACTCAGAATAAGTTTCTTGACTTATTCTTTGTTCTTTTACTGTTTTACCTGTTTGTTTATTAGGTATTTTTAATCTCATAGGTTGACCTTCATCATTTAATCTTGGTACCATATGGAATGATTGTTTACTATTAGTACCAATACATGCCAATATACCACTTGATGGGTCAAACATTGCTTCAATATACGGAGCTTCTTTGCTCACAGGAATCAGATTAAAACTTTTAGCCCCTCTAAAGGCTGAAGTTACAAGCATCATATTTTTTCCTATACTCATAATTTAAATTTATTTCTCCAAAGATAATGATTTTTGTGAGTTTTCCAAATCTTTTTCTATAGGGTAGGAACAATACAAGGTTTCTTTTATTAAATCCGGCACACTACATAACTCATATACATCTGCAATAGTTTCAATGTCAACATCAAAATATGCTGCATATCTTTTATGTAGTGTTTCTTCTGGACTTAAGAAAGCTTTTATCCACATAGATATTCTACCTTGTCCTCCAAAGAAATCAAGAATTGTTATTTTTGCATTCATACTCATGGCTGAATACCTTCCCTCAAGGAATCTATCATAGTCATGAGTATGATCACTCATATCAAATACAATTATTTGTTCATCACCAATATCATAGTGAGATATATCTTTATAGTAATTAAGATATTTGAGTTGAAATGCAATAAACTCTTCATCAAACTTAGACTTATAGACACATATAAATTTATAGTCTGATGTTTCATAAACACCATCCCAAGATACATATGTTTCTACGGGTACAAAGTCTAATCCTTTCTTGAGTTTTAGTAGTGGATATAAGAATACTTTGCTCTTCTGAAAATAATCTGTATATACAGCATCCATACTATAAGTTAACCCTTCTTACTAAGAATTCATAGGGTAAACTAAAGTTTTTAGTACTAAAATGGTGTTTTGCAGCCTCTAAAGCGTTGAATAGATCATCCATCCAGCTTGTCATAGAATCAATAGATACATTAAATATATAGATTTGATCATATGAATCAATTACTATAAATCTAAATCTTATTATGTATTCTTGCTTGTCTTCTGGTAGATTTTCATATACTAACTTAGAATAAACTGCAGCCTGTAACCAGTAATTATAGTACTCTACTGTGTCAGCAAAATCTGTTATACTTTTTGACGTAGTTTTAAGGTCATATATAGTAACTTCTTTTGTCTCATCATTAATTTCATAAAAGTCAACATAGCCGTGTAATCCAAAATCATAATCTTTAAGCTCACATTTTAAATAAGCTTCTGCATGTGTTTGGATTGGATCTAATTCAAAGTCTGATTGCTTTTTTGTTAAAGCTTCTTTGACCTCATCATTAGCATTGAGCAGCTCTACTCTATCTTTACATTTGTTTAATGTATCAACATCAATAACATTCTTAATATCATTTATTATAAAATGCCAATAGTCTGCATTATCTTGCGTTCTTATCTTTGCAAGTCTTTGCTCATCTTTCTTGAGGCTTTGATACAGGTTAATCTCTTTAAGAGAATCTAATATCACAAAGTCTTCTACTTTATCAAGCTTTTTTGAATCAGTGTACTGCAGCATATTATGCAGTACTTTCTTAACACTATCACTAGGAGTTTTTCCAGGTGCTATCTTAAACTTTTCTTCTAACTTATCAGGTTCAAATAAAAGGCAGTGTATAACACTACCTTCTATAAGATGCTTATCCATCCTTACCTCTTTTTCTTGTAAGATATAATCTTTGTAGAATAAAGCCGGTGAGAATAGTAACCTGTTTAATGATGAATAACTAAAGTTAAAGTCCTTCTTAAAGAATTCTTCTTCTTTTACTTTATCTATCATTGTTTTATAATCATTAAAATTAATAATATGAAGCAGCCAACCATACTAAAGAATGCACCTTTTGCATTACTTATATACTGTTGCTTACTTCTTCCTTGTCTATATTTGATATCATTATCAGTCATAATCTGAAAGTTTTTGTTGTAATTTTTGTATTCTTTCTTTAATCTCCTGAGTCTGAACTTTTCTCATTTTTAATTTAATAATCTCATCTATTATCTCCTGTTTATTAAATAGTTTTTCCATCTCAGAAAGGTAGGTCATCAAATCCATCTGGCTTAGTTAATTCTTCTATAATTTCTTCACCAGATACGGGCTTCTTGACTGCACTGTCAAAGCCGTGATTTAATTTAATTGACTCAATAGGTATATTAAATACAAATGACTTAGCACTTCTCTCTTCACGTGGTATACCAATACCCGTACTTACAAGAACTTTACTATGAATATCATTTCTGATTTTCAACCATACCCATTCTGTTAATGAATCTTCTAATGCAAGCTCTGCAACTAGATCATTGTAGACATGAATTTGATGTGGATTTGTATTTCTAGGATCAAAGTTATGCATTCTTTCTCTTAATGCTTTTACATTAACTGTATTCCAATTATCTGCATATCTAATATTATCCCATGCAAATATATACATGTATGCCACTTTATCTAAACATTTCTCTATATTACAATTAGCTAGCATTTCTAATGCCATTGCTTTAGCAGCACTATCAGAAGATCTCAACATTTGCATTGTAGTATCTACCTCATCTTCTGTTATAACATGAGCATCTTCATTACAAATTTTATTAAGACATTTATCTAAAACTAAATTATGCTTTCTCACATTATTCCAGTGACTAACATTTCTGTTTTCTAATATAACACTACTAGAATTACCAAGATCACTGCTAGCTTCTCTCCTTACTTTATCCCATTGCTGTCTGAGTTTGTCAAAATCTCTAGTCCCACCATAATAGTATCCAGTTTTAATACAAATTCTATCATTTGCATTTAACTTTTCATACAGGGACTTTATATTATCAACAAACTGTTGGCCAGCTATTTTAGGATATTGTTCTATAACACTTATAAAATCTGCAAGATGGTCTACGGTATAATAATTATACCAAGATGTGTCTAATAATGATTCTAAAAATTTGTTAGATACAATAGAATAGTCTGCTTTATCCGGGTCTCTTACAACTTTTACATTGTATTTTTCCTTTAAGGTATCTACCTTCATTCTAGGTAAAGATAACTTTGGAAATCTATATAATTTTTTGCCTTGGATTTCTATATCCTCAGGCTCTTTTACAATATCTAGAGTTACAAAGTCTGAAGTTTTTTGTGACCAGTGTGTCTTGTTTCCAATCCAATAACCAACGTTATCTACTTTACCACTTAGTTTATCTCCATCATTACTGCACTCTATATCTAATAAGTATGCTTTATTCATTTTTTAAAAATTTTTGATATTCAGGTTTAACTTTTACATTAAATACATACAGATCTCTATTTTGAATAGTAATCTGTTCTCTACATATAGGTTCTAAGTATCTGAAATTTATTGAATTTAATAAATTTTTCTCTTGTAACCAAATAATCATTTGTTCTGCACTAAAATCATAAAATGTCTCCATGTCAGATTTATTGTACCAATATTGCAAGTCTTTATCTCTTGATCTGTAACTCAAGTTATAACCATGTGTTTGTGCTAATTTCCACAAAAAATGATAATTTGTTTTATGATCAATTGTAGGAAGTATCTTATATGCTAATTCCTTATCTTCATCACTGCCGTCTAGTTGAGCCATCAACATAGAGAGCATTTCTTGAGTTAGTACTTGTTTTGTTGCTGATTCATTCATAGCAACACTTACTGATACAGTATCCATACCTGCATCTATCTTAAATGCAAGCTCTAATGCAAGGCCTGTAATATAATCCATATCATATATACTATCCTTATCATCATCATCTAAATGCCAGTGTTGACCAAATTTATCTGAGTCCTTATCATATTGATACAATAAAGATTCTTCAAGCTTAGTATGACTTGTATGCACTGCATAGTAGTTCCATAATTTTGCTAGCAAAACTTTTGTACTGATATTATTACCATTTTCAAAGTTATCTTCTATTTTATCATGTGTAATAATAACATCTGCTACATCTAAATCTGTAGTTACTGTTATTTTATGCTCTTTTAGACAAGACTTTAGTCTGTCCATTGGCATGGGACAGTTTGGAACAACAAATGCTTTTTTATATCCTTTACCAGTTAATGTATCTGATACAGGTTTTGTAATTTTATAATGTAATTCTGCTCTCAACGTTGGATTTTGCAACAAATAGATGGGTTGATACCCACCATATGCAGACACTAGATGTATTTTACTAGTGTCTACTATATCATAGGTATCTAAAACATCTTGAGAGACAGTTTTAAATATGTATTTTGCCATTATTTCATAGTCATTTTAATAATTTCTGGTTTCATCATAAGCTTACTATACTTCTTTTTATTACCATTATAGATAGTTCTAACAATCAAATACTTTAGGTCATCAGTAAAGTAATCACCTGTACATAGTATTTCAACTCTATCATTTATCTTTTGTGTAATAGTATTTTCCTTAGAATATACTACAGCATAGTTAGCAAATCTTGTTGCCAGTGTTGATGCAATGTCTGCACGATAAGCATCTCCATCTCCAATACATCCTTTTAACTCACCAAGTATATAATCTTGGTTATCATGAGTCAATAGATCCATTGGTGTTACAAGCTTATCTAATTTATTATTAATAAATGTAGTAAACATTGAGGCAAATGCATCTCCTACACTACCTTCACCAATCAATTGAATCAGTGATAAACTATCTTCAAACTTTTCAAAGCTTGATATAGAGTTAAAGAATGTAGTTATAGATCTTGCATTAGTCTCTTGTGTTACTAACTCCGGGTGTAGTAGTAGAAAGTTAATACATCTTGTATCAATTCCTGCTTCTTCTGCCCATCTAGCCCATACATTAACATCATATTTAAGATTAGCAGTAATATATCTAGTCTTTTGTGCTGAGTCAACACTATTAACCATATAGTCTCCATTATCTGGATTAGCTGTTAATATAATATGCCAATCATCTGGAAGAGTCCATGATATATATTGTTGTCTATCAACCAACTCCATCACTGCTTGTATAAATCTCATATCAGCACGGTTCCAATCATCAAGTAGTAATATACCACCCTTCTTCTTATCAGCAATCCACTCTGGTGCACAATATGACATCCTGTTCTTGCCTGTCATTTTATATCCTTGCTTAAGATATTCTTGTACAGCAAGCTCATCAACCCACATTCCTACTTTCTTAGTGACGGTTTGTGTATTGAGATTAGCAAGGCTAGCACCACCTGCTCTTTGAGTAGCTGTTACCATATTAATACTATCACTATTAGTATTCACTGGTATTTGTTTCTCTTTATACATTTGAAACTGACGTACAGGAAAACCTACAAGGTCACCTATCTCTTCTATCTGTGATAGATTTAGTTTAACAAAGTCAAGATCATTATCCTGTGCTAATTCTATCACTGTAGAGGTTTTACCAATACCAGACTCACCTAATATCTCTACTGATACAGGGTTCTTTCCTTGCTTTTTTAAGTATCTATTGTTTGTAATTATATGATTTACAAACCCTTTTAATTCATCAATATTTAAATTTACTTCTGCCATTTTATTTTAATTTAATTGTATTTTAAGTCCTGGTAATTCTTCATTGATACTACAGCTACTGCTATGAACCCATAATGTGTTCTTAGGGCAGTTCTCTGGAATACCAGCTTCACCATCTGTTAAATATATAAGTGCCGTGTAGTGTTTTTGATTATAGTGGTCTACTACGGGCTGAAAATCTGTACCACCTCTCCCTTTTATACCCCAATCTTTCTTAGGATTGTAGTCTTCAACGGAATTTATTTGTGTGTCACATTGAACTATTGTAATCTTATGACCTGTTTTGTGCATATGATGTATTTCATTCATAAACTCCTTCAACTCTTCTGTTGAAACTGAGCCAGATGTATCTACACCAACACAAACATGATTTTTAGTTTTGATTTTAAGGCCAGGATTTTCACTATATCTTTTATTGTATTTACGTCTTAACTTTTTAGTATATACAACACTAGATCTACCTACAAATCTTTTTAAATAACCTTTCCAATCAAACTTTGGAGGAGGCACATGCAATAATCTTTGGATTAATTCATAAAGTTCTCCTGGAATATTTCCTCTCCTTCTTTCTGTTTGCTGTGCAACCTCCTTAATCTGATGTTCAATTTGTTTTTCTATAAGTTTCTTTTCTGAGTCTGGTAATTCATCAAACTCATCCCAACACTTATGACAGTATTGGCTTTCACCATTCATTTCACCAAGTAACTTATCTAAACTTGGAGAACTACCATCTTTTTGTGCTTGTTCAAGCTTATCATAATAATATTTAGTACCTTTTCTTTCTTCTAAGTTTAACTCTGGGAACATACTTAGTACTAAACCACCATCTGGTAAGCATGAAGCTGATATATATTGATTTATTTCTAGATCTGCAGCTATATTAAATAACTTTTTATCTCTATATGAATCACGCAGTATAAGATGACCAAAGGATATATGCAATATTTCATGCTTAATCAATCCTTTTCTCTTATCTTCATTAAGTTCACTAAAATAATCTGGATTTATTGCAAGTTGTACACCTATACCGTGTTTACTCACACCTGCTGTAGGTATATTCTTTATATATACTTTATTCAATCCAACTAAAAAGAGCCCGTAAAAGGGCTCCTCTAGTATTAATGTTTTAGTGGCTTTTGATACTTGATCTTTTACCATTTAACTTTTATTTTAAAATTCTCTATAAATTCAAATGAGTTTATCTTCAACACATTTTCACTTAATGTCTTTGTGAGAAAGTGTGTAAATACATCTTGTGCATTTTTATCCTTTTCTCTCAACATATTATACAAAGCTTTATAAGTAAACTCATCAGCCTGAGGCCAATTAATATGAGGAAATTCTTTTATATAATTTTCTCTTTGAGTTGTTACTAGTTCTTTGCCTAATAATAATATATAGACAGGGTCCAAATCAAGGTTCTTAATATTAGAAACTGCAATATTAAAGTCTTCTTCTGTGCTTTTCAGCATTTGTAAAGTATTATCTAATTCTTTTATATTCATTTTAATCATTAATTTTCAACGTTTTTTTCATCCAATCTGGTCTGTTGCCTGATATAAGACAACTGAGCCATTCTTTAGCAGAAGGTATGTAATTATTACAATCTTCTTTAACATGCTGTTCTCCAACATATCTTGTGTATACTGTTTTACCATCTGAGTTTGTAAAACTCTTACCAAATATTTTCTCACATTCAAATATTCCTTCAGAGTGGTGACGGAAAGCTCTATGATTAGAGTGACCCAACCATTGTTTTGTTTCATCAAACCAATCATGAATCTTTTGATAATCTTCTACCTTACCGCCCCATTTTCTGCAAGAACTTTTGCTGTGCAGTATAGGGTGTGCCATTAATTATATATATTAGGGAGTTGTGACATGTTAATCCTATGAGGAATAACAACTTTATAGTTGCATGTAGTACAACATCTGCCTTCCATAAGAGGTGCAGCATTGTGACCCATTCCTTCATAATCATTTTCACATATTACGCAATTATGAGTAGATACTGGGTCCATTGTAAAATGCATTTATAACTGTGCGTTGATTGTAGTCCATCTCAAATTGTGCTGTATCAGTACAAACAGTAAATCTACCATAACCACCTTCATTATTTACCCAATCACCATGCTTACATGCTTCATTGTCAATTTGCTCATAAAATAAGTCAGTTACAAGTGTAGATTCTTCTTCTGTCAGTGTTGTTGAGTCAAAGTTACTGTGCCAACAAGATTGGCCAAACATGTCTTCTACTTCAACATCATCTATATCTCCTGAATCTCCTGATCCTGAGAAGTTTATATGGACCTTACTTATTCCGCGGTCTCTTAGTTTTATTAGTATCCCTGCTTTTTGCAGATCTTCCGTTTCTTGTTTGTGTGTTCTCCACATTTTCTTCTTCTTTTAATATTTCAATAAATACTCCTGGATTGTTTTTATCATACCTATATTCTGGGAATACGGGTATTAGATGTTTCATGTCATCATCTTCAATCCATCCATGTTTAACCATATCATCCTGTATTGTCTGTGCAGGATTTATATAATCAAACTTATGTCTAGTACCTCTGATAAAAGTGAAGGCTATTTTTACAGGTAGCTCATGCTTTTCCAATTCTTTCTTAAAGAGTGGTGCATAAGATGCAAAATATTCTTTTGTATTTTTTCTATAGTTCATTACAGTTTTACTTGCAATAAAATATTTTCCTGTCCAACGTCTTCCGTTTTTACTACTTGGTACATTGCCTGGTATAAACCATTTCATAGTTAAAGTTTTATAGTGTTAATTAGAAGAGTTTTAAGGCTATTATTTACTTTTGACGCAGTGTGTTGCTTTACAGCATCTGATATATCTTTACAGTTATTCAGTGAACAGCCATCTAGATTATACATCTCTTTATATTTATGTATAGCCTTTTTGCCTGCTTCATCATTGTCAAATAAAGTTATAATTTTCTTATACTTCTTCTTCAAATTTTGCACAATATACGGTTTTATCATTGTATTTTCACTATCTGGAGCAATAACTTCTATTTTTTTGTAGTTAAAACTCCTGAGA